GAAAGAGCTATAGCTATAGCCTGCTTTCTACTCTTGACTACTGGACCTTTTTTGCCAGAATGAAGAGCCCCTTTTCCATACTCATCCATTACTTTAGTAACTTTTTTTTGAAAAAGGGACTTCTTCTTAGCCATAATTATTACTTCTTTTTCTTCTTCTTAGCAATAGCTGCTTGAATAAAAGGTGGTAATTTCTTTTGAGCTGGTGTAAGGCCACTCGTGCTAGCTGCTGCCTTCTTTGCAGGAGCCTTTTTCTTTGCCATTTTTTTGGAAGCCATGATTACATCATCTTCTTTTTTGAATAGCCGCCCATTTTCTTTTTGCTGCCCATCTTCTTTGAGCTGCTCATTTTCTTTGATGACATCTTTTTACCAGCCATCATCTTATCTTTTTTCATCATTGCCATTATTTTTCATCCTTTTTTTTGGAAGTTGTTTTTGTTTTAGCATTTGCTTTCTTTTTTGCTGGTGGTTTTTTTTCTGTGTCCACTACATTATTTACATACTTAGACATATTTACTCCTAACTACCATTTGACTCTATTGGCCCAGTAGGCAGCCGACATCACGCCTTTTTTGATGTTACTTGCATGACGTGCTTTGAATGATTCACGACGCTTCCTGTACGAAGCAGACTCACCTTTTTTCTTTGGTGAACCACTTACCCCTTGTTGGCCAAAACGAATTAATTTAGTCTTAGATCCGCGACTTAGCTAGTACAGCGTGAGACTTTTTAGGATGATTTGGAGTACGCTTAGGCTTATTATAGCCAGCAAAAGTTTCTGAGCCTTTTTTAATGACCATTACTTTTTCCTTTTTATTTTTTTAGATTTAGTTTTCTTTTTCTTTGCAGGAAGTTCTATCCCATACATAGAATTATTAGTACCCATTCTTGGACCACTAATATAGATTTTTTGTTTAAAGGCCACGTTTCTTTTCTCTCTTAGAATCCATAGCCTCTAAACAATCAAAAACTTTAAACCATAATTTCCAAAGAATATCTAAAAGACTAATTTTTCTTTTCATCTTTTTCCTTCTTTGGTTCTGGTTTTTTATTACCCTTAGAAACTTTTCTAAATTTGGCTAAAGCCATTACTTAGTAGTCTTCTTTGGTCTTCCTGGCTTTTTAGCTGAAGCAGCTTTCTTTGCTGCTGGCTTTTTAGCCTTAACTTCTTTTACTGCCTCATTAACTTCTTTTTTAACTGAAGCAACAATATCATCAGAAGCATTTTTGGCAACCTCTGCAATAACCTCAGCCTGTGCGGCAAGATCATCCACGATCTTAGCCTGTGCTTTGGCGATTGGGCTATTAGCATCAATCTTCTGAGCTGCAAACAATACTGACTTTATCTTTTGTGCTAACTTCTTAAACATTTTAACCTCTGTTTTATTTTAATTGGGACTATATTATACTTAGTAAATAGTAACTTTGCAAGCGGGAAAACTACCTACCCGTCTGCTGGGACTCTTTAATAAGAGTATATCTTTCCCCAGTTTCTTTAGAAACTAAAGAAAATCCGTATGCTGCAGCATTTTTAACTGCCTCTGAAAACGCTTCTTTATCTGAAAGACTTATGTTTTCAAGGGGAATCGTTATCCCAGCATATACGTCTACGTTTTCAAAGTTGCCAATATTGATCTTTCTGTTAACTCCACATATAAAAATTGGAGAACTGGACAGAGATATCTCTCCGGCCATATTTGAAACAACCTGATCTAAAGGTGATCCTACTGTTTCTTCTTGGGCATTTCGTGTAATTTTAGGCATTTGTTCCTTCTTTTATTTTGTTTATAGTCTCTATTGTTTTTGCGGTCTGTTGGTCTAAATCAAGCTCGTTTGTATTAATGATAGCAGAAGCTATGTTTTTAATATAATCTATCTGCTTTTCAGAAGAATGAGCCATTTCATCTTCATTCATAAGCTTACCATCACGTTTCATTAATCTCTGGTTTAAGACATCCTGTGTGGCATCAAAGCAGATCACGAAACCATTGGGTTGCTCCAAAATGCTTCTAGCCTCATTTAAATATCTAACATCTGAAATTAAAACAACAACATTTTTATCTTCTAAATCATCCAAAGAACGCACAGCTTCTCTATGTATTTTCTTTGCTTTGTTAATAGCCCAAGAGGCAAAGCAATCGGGGTTGAAACCTCTACATAAGTCTCCTGCAGTTTGCAAGAACTTTCTTGGTTTAACACCTTCAGGCTCAATAGGCAGGCTGTTAATGTCATTAACTAAATTAACAAACTCAGGATAATCTGGGATAGTCCCTAGAGAAGACCCACCATACACATCATACAAAACATCGTGTAAAGCAAATAGTTTTCTAGAACTTTCTCTCAATCCTTTTGTATTCTTTTTAATTGAAGCCATTTCGTACAATGGTAGGGCATAAAATATGTGGTCCCATTTTGTATTGTCTTTAATGATTTCAATTGAACCTTTAGGGACTATGTGTTCAGCTACACTGGTTTTACCAGATCCAGCTTTCCCTGCTAAACCTATAATTATAGGGCTATTCTTTTTAATTTCGCTCATAGCTTCCAGTATAGCACTTGGATCAGATGTTTTCTTTTCTTATTTCTAGATTGTTCAAAAATTGATTCGCTAAGGCATCGGCTTCCGCTACAAGCAACCTTGGCACTTGAATCAATCTAAATCTATACTCAGATTTTATTTCTTCTATAGTCATCAGAAGAGGAACCAATGAAGGATGTTTGCAAATCCATTTTTGATTTACATGGTTTGCAACTACAGCAGAATCAGTATAAATGATTGGGTCAACAAATTCAGACATTGTACATATTAAAAGAGACGTAATTACAGCTTCGTATTCAGCTTCATTGTTAGTCCTTGCTCCAAGGCCTCTGGCAAATTCAACTACTTTTCTTTTATTTTTATACACAACTACAGCACATGCTGCTTCCCCGAATCTTTTTTGCCCCTGCCCTCTTGAAGCTCCGTCACAAAAAACTTCTATATTCAAATTAGGCCAGCTTAACGCCAAAAGGAATGCCTAGTTCCTTTGATCTATTTTTTATATTATTCTCTTGTAGCTTAGTTGAAGCTATATGTGTGGCGTGTAAAGAATATCTTTCCCCTTTATATTCTATCTGTGTTGGAAAATTTAAATCTTTTCTTTTTTGTGAAAAGAATTCATTAGCCGAATTAACAGCCTTGTAATGACCTATATACATAACTCTCCTCAGTATGGTGTAAAGTCTTTTTCAGAAAAGAAACCTTTTTCTTCTCTAGCAGATGCCACTTGCATAGCCTGCATTTTATCCATTAGTTTTCTAGCTGACTCAGATGAAATTCTTGCTGCTAACTCCATAGACTCTGCCAACTCAACAACTGCCTCTACCGCAGCTAGAGATGTATATTCAGAATCAGCTGCTGCTGCAGCTGCAGCTTCTCTCTCTGCCTCATTCTTGCCAATTCTATTAGCCTTATATACTCGTTTGTATTGTGCTTCTAGGAGCTTATGCTGTGATCTTGCAATGCCAGCAAATCTAGCAGCTCTCCCATAAACATTGGATGATCTTGCTACTAAAGAAGCTATATCATTGATACCTAAATCAACATAATTTGGGTCTGGAATTTCTACATAGTATTTATTTAGTTCTTCTTGAGAAGAAATCGCATTAATCAACTCCTGGAGTTGAGGTGTAACCATGTTAGATATTTTATCAAAAAAATCTTTTGTGTTAACAGAATAATTATTCATCGTCCTCGTCTACTTTATCATCCTTCTTAGAGAAATACGACTTCAATAATACCTTATATTCTTCCATTCCGTGGTTCATCTAGCATTATTTCTATTTTATCTCTTATTTTTGTTAGGTGCTCCCTAACTGTGTTAGGATGTTCTGTAATTTTTATTGCTATTTCAGAAGACCTTTTTCCATCTATATATCTCCACTTTAATAGCTGTCTTTCCTGCAAAGAAAGTTTACCAAATAAATCATTAACACCTTCACCTAGAACCCAAAATTCATTAACGTCGTTGTTGAATGGAGTATCAACTGTAGCATACTCCAGAGTGTCTACATATGCTCCTCCTTTAGCAGTGTCTTCTGTTTCTCCATCATTAAATAAATCATCTTGCGTCAAGAGCGGGAACGACTTTCTGCCAAGTTGATTTATCAACATTGTATCTACGTTCTTTTTAAGAAGGTACAAAAAATAACTATATAAAAAAGCGCTAAATGGTATTGGGCCCTTCTCTGAATCTTTCCTTTCATACCTTGTTATGCATTGAAAGAATGTGAGCCTGACCGTCTGTTGGACATCTTCTTCAGTACAGTATCTTTTAACCATGTATAAGATTCCATTTATGGATTCATTTACATGCTTGTAACCAGCTTGATTAAGCTTATTTTTCATTAGAGCATAACGCACAAAAGTATCTTTTACAAACAATGACATAAATCTTCTAATGTCATAGTCGCTAAAGCTATACTTGCCCACATGTAACATCGTTACATATTTTGTTAAAAAGTTATTAAAAACTTTTAGTAACTCTTCTTTAGCCTTACCAGAACCATTCTTTGCCTCCTGGATTAACCTTTGCATTTCCTCTTCTTCTAAATTATAATATTGCTCTTTGTAAGAAGCCATTACTTACCTTCCCAGTTTGAAATTTTTGCAGCGTACTCGTTGCGTATATCTTCGTAAAAAATTACCCTTGGTATCTCCAACTCAATTGCAAATCTAATAGCTTCCGCTGAATATTTGCTTATGACAAAAGTTAATTTTTCAAATTCAAGCGGATAATATTTCTTGAATCTTTTTAATTTTATTTTACTTTTATCATCTAAGTAACCTTTTATTTCAAGCCACTCTTTTGTTTTGGTTAGATAAAAATCTGGAGTGTAACCTTTGGTTCCCCTTTTTATTGGGAAAGTGAACACCTTTGGTTCAAACTCAAACTTGATTGAATAACCGATTCAAAATTCTAGCGAAGTTAGCTTCCCAGTTTGATCTCATATTCATGTCTAAATCTTCTCGATAACCAGACTTAGTATGCCTGTAAGCATTTCCCTTTTTTTGCGCAGAAGAATCCTTAGATGCTATAGTGGTGCTTGCTTTTTTGGAAAAGTTCGGAGTTTTTTTTGTAGATCTTTCCAAGAAAAAATCTTTTGGATTTGCGCCTGCTACCATAAATCTGCTATCCTTTGTGTGTCAAGTTAATACATTATACTTTATATTTTATAAAAAAACAAATATAAATTCAAACTTAAGGAGAAAAATATGACAACCGCAACCAGCATTTTCAACAGCATGCGCCAGAGCATCAACGAGTCAGTTATTGACGACTTGACAACTCTTGGTTTTGCTCACGAAGACGCAATCAAGGTAGTCGTTGATTCTGACGACTTTGATATCGTTGCTTCTGGCCTGGATAATCCAGTAGCCCAGTTTTAATTAGATACAATATATATATTAGATATGGCCCCTGGGTAACCAGGGGCTTTTTACTATCCCTGTTTAGATCTTTTTAATCTAGCTGCCCCAGTAGCGCAAGCACCTGACTTGGCGTGATCGCAGAAATAACATACTCTTTCATTCTTTGTAGGGGTAAAATTAAAGTCATTCATAATTAAATTAATTTTTTCAATAAGCATTTGCTTTACATTTTCTAAATCATCTTTAGAATACTCGTGACTTTTAATTCTTCCAGATCTTAGGTAATGCAAAGATGCTTTAATTTGCTTATCGGGAAAAGCTATTGAGGCAGCTAGTGCATAGATTCCAAGCTGCAAATTATTGTGCACATCTTTTTGTGCTACTTCACGTTTTCCAGTTTTGTAATCAACTATTTCAACTGTGTCGCCTACTACATCTACTCTGTCTATATAGCCTATCATTAAATAGTTTCCTAAAACAAAGTTAAATCCCATTTCTTTATCAAAAACATCAAAAGTTCTGCCATCATATATATCATAAAAGTCTTCTAAAATTTGAAGACCAGCTTGATTTAACTCTTCAGTTATTTCTGAGTTTGGATCTAAAGTGTTTTTATGATCTACAAAAGAAGACTTCATCTTATCTAGATCTAAAACATCAGTAGATGAGACATGATCCTCTAAAACGCCATGAACAATATTCCCGAAGAACCGCAGGAGCTGAAAACATTCTGGGTTCTCTTTTTATGTAGGAATAAAAATACTTCGATGGACACATTTCGTATGTGTCTATTCTTGAATAACTAAATTCAGATAATGTAATCCTTTGGAAGTCATCAACTTCCCTAATATCTTTTAATATCATTATTAATTTTCTTCTATTTCTGAAACTATGTTTCCTTGTTGATCAAATATCGTTCCGTTTTCATCCATGATATAACCAGTATGAATATTTTTATATTTACCTTCGCCTAGAGCAATCCATCCAGTGTTTCCATACTCCATGAAATCGTCTTCAAGTCTTGGCCAGTTCATTTGTCTCCTAGTTTACACTAATTACTGTATTATTTACAGTATCTAAATTGTAATAGTAGCTTAACAAACCGAATAGGTCACGTAACTCAGGCTCACTAGCATAAAAACCTGCAATGCCAGATTGAATAAAAAAATTACTTTTACCATTGTCTGTTTGATATTCTATCAAAACAGTGTTATTGACAGCCATTCTGCCTATCTCTGATTTAGACATATTAATCTTCATCTACTATTGTTATAGGGTTCCAATTTGGGTCATTCATTTTTTCTCTCATATCTTTTACATATGAGTCCCAGTCTCTTTCATCCTCACTCTGCTTAAGATACTTTACCTTGCCAGCAAAAGGATTAGATTTAAATCTAGTCATAATCAACTTACCCTCTTGGGTTCTCCAACGCAGAACTCCGTTTTTGCAGTCGCAATAATCTTCTGGATGCGCATCTATAGACCCATTTGGATCATATCTACCACTGCATTTATTGCATTTAGTGTATCTTCCCTTATCTTGGCATCGGTTACACGACGAACAAAAAACCCAGCAGTCTTTTGTTGAGGGGTTCTTATAAAAATTTCCAGTTGTCATCACTGCTCCATTAAAACTTTTTCTAACTTTTCTTTTACAACTACAGATGTTTTTTTATTAAACTTAAAGGTGATTATTTTGCTTCCATCTTTATAAGAAAGGAATACATAAGAACCACCATCTTTTGACTTAATTATATCATACAATTTATTTAAAGTTTTTTCGCTAATCTGAGAATCAATTTCTAAATAAATAGGAGTGCCACCAGAAAAATTAGATAGATCTAACTTTTCACATGAATTTAAAAGTATTTTTGATATAACATTTTCTTCATCTCCATCTTTAGAGACTGAACCAGTCAATGTTAATACGTCACCATTTTGGAAAAAATCATCTTGATAGTTCTTTGCCTCACGGGGGAAAACAATTATTTCAATGTCTGAAGATATGTCTTGCAAGTTAAACTTAAACATCTTTGCTCCCTTCTTGGTAATCATTTTCTTCGCTCCTGAAACAATCCCAGCTATAGTTACGCGTGAGCCAGCAGGAAGATCAGCTATATCTATGATTTCATAGCTAACTTGCTTGCTAAGAAGATCCCAAACTCCATCTACTGGATTTTTTGAAACATAAATACCAAGTTCTTCTTTTTCTTTTTCTAGAATTTTTAATTCTGTTTGTCTACCGAAGTCTTGGTCAAGTGCTTCATCTATCAATTCATCTAATGCTCCTGCATTAGCTAAATGTTCTAGTGTTGATTTTTTTAACACTGATGGGTTTGTTCTTCTAAAGAAATCATACATACTAACATACGGGTTTTTAACATCTCTAGAAGAGAGAATAGCTTCAGAAACTGCATAACCTATCCCATTGATAGCAGAAAGACCAAAGATAATTGTCTCATTATCTATCACAGCAAAATCTTCAACTGACTTATTTATTGAAGGGCTTAGAACCTCAAGGCCAAGTTTTCTACAGTCAGCCAAATATAATGCTAGCTTATCTTTATTGCCAGTAACAGATGACAACAAAGCCGCCATATACTCTGCAGTATAATTTGTTTTTAAGTATGCTGTTATGTATGAAATCATCGCATAACTTGCAGCGTGAGCTCTATTGAAACCATAGCCACCAAAGTATTCAATATCTGAATAAATTTTATTAGCTTTTTCTTCTGACAAATTAGATTTTTTAATGCAGCCTTTAACAAACTTATCTCTGAAAAGAGCAATTTTATCCATCAGCTTTTTGCCAATTACTTTACGTAGATCATCAGCTTCCGCAGAACTAAAGCCAGCAAGTTCTCTGGCGACACCAAGTACGTCTTCCTGGTAAAGCATGATGCCTAGTGATGGGCCTAGAACTTTTTCTAGATTTGGATGGTCATATTCAATACTAGTGCGCGCATGCTTTCTAGATATGTAAAGCTTATCCATACCAGATCCCATAGGACCAGGTCTGTAAAGTGATATAAGAGCCATTATATCTTCTACTGTTTGAGGTTGAAGCTGAACCATAAGTTCACGCATGCCAGTTGACTCAAGCTGGAAAACGCCTATCGCATTCCCTCTACAAAGCTCGTTAAATGTTTTATAATCATTTAATGGTATCTCATCAACATCTATGTGTACGCCTCTTGTCTTTTGCACAAGTTTAATACAGTAGTCTATGACTCCAAGGTTTCTTAACCCAAGAAAGTCAATTTTTAATAGTCCACATTGTTCTACTCTTCCCATGTCCCACTGAGTAATAACAGGGTTGTCTACTCCTTTTTGCATGATGGGAAGATATTCTGTTAATGGATCTCTAGAAATAACTACACCAGCTGCATGCATTCCAGTTTGTCTTATCAAGCCTTCTAGGCCAAAGGCTGCATCAACTATCTGCTTAGCGTCTTCGTCTTTTTCGTATAGCTCAGAAAAATCTTTAACTTCCATGCATTCAGAAAGGGTTTTTGAAACTCCAAGCACTGGTGCTGGGACAAGCTTTGCTACCTTATCACCACCAGCAAAATCATAGGCTAAAGCTCTAGCTGCGTCTCTAATAGATTGTCGTGCACCAGTTTTATTAAAAGTACATATATGTGCTACTCGGTCATCTCCGTATTTGTTTCTAGCATAATCAATTACTTTATCTCTATGTCTATCATCAAAGTCTAAGTCAATATCCGGCATTGACTTTCTTCCTTCAACCAAGAATCTTTCAAACAGCAAACCAAATTTTAATGGATCTAAATTTGTAATTCCTAAAGCGTAAGATAAAATACTTCCAGCTGCAGAACCTCTTCCCCAGCCTACTCTAATATCATTTGCTTTTGCCCATTGAACTAAATCAGAAACAACTAAGAAATATTCTGGATAACCCATTTCCTTAACTACGCGAAGTTCGTGATTAGCGCGTGCTAAAACTTCTTCTGGAAGAGGATCCCCATACTTTTTCTTAAGACCTTCCCAAGCTAACTCATCAAGATAGTCATCTGTTTTTTTATTTTCTGGAAGTGGAAAATGAGGAAAGTATAGTTCACCAAACTTTAAGTTAACATTAACCATGTCTGCAATGTGCATTGTGTTTTTTAACCATTCCTCTGAAAACACTTCAGCCATCTCATCATATGATTTTAAATAAAAATTGTCTCCGCTAAATGAAAAACGGTTTTCTGTATTTATATTTGAGTTAGTTGATACACACAACATAATATCGTGAGCTCGTGCATCTTCTTTATGCACGTAGTGACAGTCGCCTGTTGGTATTATCTTTGCGCCAATTGTATTAGCTATTTTTATTAAGTCAGATGTAATTTTTAATTGCTCACTTAATCCATGATTTTGTATTTCTATAAAATAATTTTCTTTACCTAAAATGTCCTGCATTTTTGCGGCAGTTGTGAGAGCAAAATTATAATCTCCTCTTAATAACGCCTGAGCTATCTCCCCATTGAGGCACCCAGAAAGCACTATAAGACCATCAGCGTGCTCTGCTATGAGTTCGTGGTCTATTCTAGGCTTAACATAATATCCATCTAAATATGACCTAGAAGATAGTTTTATTAAGTTGTGATAACCAGTATTGTTTTTAGCTAGTATTGTTAAATGATATGGGCCTCTTTGTTCCCACTCATTTTTTGCTGGACCTGATCTTTCTTCCTCATCTCTATCAAATCTAGATTTTCTAGCTTGATAAAACTCAGAACCAAGTATTGGTTTCACTCCACAAGCTGTGCCTGCATCATAAAAGTCTAACCATGAGTGTATGTTTCCATGGTCAGTACTAGCAAGACCGACCATCCCAAGTGACTTGGCTTTAGAAAAATATTCTTCTACTTTACCATGACCATCTAACATTGAAAAGACAGTATGGTTATGTAGGTTGGTCCAATTTTTCAATTTATCCCTCTCTCCCTATCAGAGTTACCAAGTGATTGATCTCTTGTTTCTCTATAGGTTATAATTACAATTCCTCCACAAAACTTACAAGGAACAGCTATACCAGCTTGAGCAAACGCGCTATTTTCCATGTAGCCCATTGGCTGATCTGATTTACACTCAGAGCAGACGCCAATTACATCATCTGGATTTCTTATTGCCATTATTTTCCTCTTTCTTTATATTTTTATAGGCGTATCTAATTGGTGATGGTGAAGACTTTTCTGTAGTTTCAACATATTTGTTTCCAATTTGAGCCCATTTATTTTTTCTTTCTAGTTTACATTCTCCACAGCCAACACCGACTGCATTTGCTCTATCACAAGTAAATGGTCTACCGCCAGTTCCCATCTGTCTTCTTTTAACCCAATCATTTATGTGTGCAGAAGATTTATCAAATGAGTAATCAGAGCAGTTGCTGAGTATTTCATGCAGAAACTTTATCGAATCTTCAGTATAAGTTAGTATTGAACACAAAAACAATCTAGCTTCGTGTTCCAAAAAATGCTGTTCTTCAGCTTGTTTTTTTAGTCTTGCAACAGCAGAGCAACCGTGAAGAAGGGCGTCTCTATCAAAAACTTTATGGGTTTCTTTTAAGTCTTTAAAAGCTTTTGAACCAAACTTATTAAAATAGTCTAGAGGATTGTCTTTTCTTTTTTCATCTTCTTCCATTTCATAAATGTTTTCTCGATACCATTCATTAGCTGAGTAAGCAAAGCTTTGTTCAGCTACATCAATAGGCTGCAAAGTAGAAGAGTAATTCACTATTGTTTCTTGATCAGAATATAAGATTGAATCATTACCAAGTGGATTTAAAAGAGTTTTATATAGACCAGTACTTTGGTGCTTAGACCCAGGTAAACGCCACATTCTTCTTAGATCATATACGCTAAAATCAAGACTAACTAATTCAAGATCTTTCTTTAATTTTGTTGCGATATATCTAAATACTTTAGGTAGTGTATTGCTAGGGTTAATGCCTAAGGCAACAGGTTCACATTCTATATGGAAGCCTTTTTTGCCAGTAAAATACACTAAAATAGATTGCTTTGGGATTCGTTTTGCAAGATATTCGTATAACTTAACACACTCTTGCATAGCTACACTAAAGTCTGCGTGATCCAGGTCAAAGTAAAGTGGTCCGAAGACGTGTAGCTTTTTCTAGATCTTCTGAGTTATAGGCAAATACAGAAGTGTATATACCATTGTTATTATTTTTTTCTGAATACTCTTTGATATCTTTAAACTCAATGATTTTATTCTTCTCTCTTATAACCCTACCAAGAGAGGGAACGTATCTTGCGACTTCATAATATTTCCATTCAGAAAGAAATTTACTATCTAAGTTAATTTTCATAATACTTTTGTTTTACCGAGTGTTTTGGTTGATATTTATTAGTGTATTTTTTTTATTCAAAAAAGATTCTGAATGAGTTCTATAATATATAGATTCTTCTATAAAGTAATCTAATCTTTTTAAGAGAGTAAATCTTTTTAGGATTATATTGTTATCATTCGTCATAATTTTTCCATCTAGATTCTACCACATTGTCGACCTCAACAATATGATGGAGCTTAGACGAAATATTGTCTGCCATGTGCACTATCATATCCATAAATGTAATTGGAGTAGTTTCGGGGACTGGTGACCATGGGCCTAAATGACATCTTACCAAACGCAGAATTGATTGAACTACATCTTCTGACAAAAACAATGTTGAAGACTGCACTTCTGAAGCATAATTTTTGTCATCTTCTTGACATCTTCGGACAAAAAGGCCTACTGTGTATGGGTGCATTGGATCATACTTGTATGCATTAGATGTTTCATCCTTTACACCTTTAGTAACATCATGCAAAAGCATTGCTGCGATAACTATGTCAATATCTTCTTGCGGGAGGGAGTATGAATCGCACATAATTCTTGCAATTTTTACTGCTCTCTTTGTATGAAGGACATTGCCCCCCTCTCCATGCTCGTCTTTTGGATGATATTTGCCAGAAAAACTAGATGGTATTTGCCAAAATCCATCAGCTCTATACAATATAGATCTTACAAAAGATCTAATTCCTTCATCAATTATTAAATTGATTTCTTCAAGAAGAGGTTCTAATATTTTATCCTCATCTTTTAAAGAAGTTGTTTGAATTTTATCTGATAAAAGATCATCAAGAACATTATTGGAATTATTTTTTGACATTTTTTTGCTCCTTTTTTTCCCATGCAACCCACTTAGAGCATGGCTTATCGAATGGGCATGACTTGCAATATGAGGTTAGCCCTCTTCTTGAAGGAAATGTTTTTTCCTCGTACAAAGAATTGCACCAGTATTTTAAAGCTTCGATGTCTGCATTTTCTACTGAAAATTCTATAAAATCTGATTTTTGATTCATTAAATCAACATAACCAAAACTAGTTATATTCTTTTTGTCACAGAACTTATTCATAAAGCCAACGTTCATTACCGCAAAATCAAAAATATAACTGTCTTCATACTTTAGCTTGTGATTAAACACCCATTTAACAACATATATTTTTTTATTTTTTGAATAAATTAAATCAAACTTATCTTTAATTGCTACATCATCAGTTATTGGTGCGATATATTCTTCATCAATACCAATAGGTATAATATCTTGATCTCCAAAGTTTTCTATAAGATCTAATAAAACAAATGCTGCTTTGCTTGTCAAGCTAGCTGTATTCCCATACAAGGTTTCGTGCTGCTCATAAACAATATCAAATGAAGATGTCTCTTTAGGAAACCATAACTTTTCCCATCTATTCAAAAGTGAGGCGTACGATGGAGTCACACCTGCTTGTTTTTTATAAAAGAAATAATGAACAATACTTTTTAATGTTGATTCAAACTTTGCAGACAGCAGTTGTCTTCCACCAATTGTTTCAGCCAGCTTTTCTCTGTGTCTAAAATCGTAAAGTCTTTCACATGTTTGAAAATCTTTTAATTGTTGTGTTGTTATGTGTAACATAGTGCCCTTACAATATATTGATACTAGACATGAGTTCTTCCATGTCTTCTGAGTTAACTATTTTAGCGTATGATTCTGCTGTTATCGGTTCATATTCAACATATTTTTTATGCTGATCTATGTACTTAACTAGAGGAGAATTGTACACATATGTAGATCCAGTTATTCTATTTTTTGGGATCTGCAGTTGCATTATATTCTCATCTTCTGAATCATCTCCACTTATTAATTTTTTTTCTGTAATAAATATTGTGACAGCACACTTTTGCTGGATAGAAAGAGAGCCGCCAGTATCAGACTGCTGAACTACTTCTCTTCTTTCTTTCATTCTGTTTGCGTTTTCTTGAGCTGTGATAATTAAGACGCAACTCATATCTCTAGCAAGCTTCTCTAGTCTAACCATCATCTCTTCAAACTCACCCCAACGTGGCTTACCTTTTCCTGAAGATCTAGTGAACATGGATTGGATTGTGTCAATCACAATAACGTCTGGGATTAGTTCCGAATGACCCATAATGCTTCGTAGCCACTTTTCAAGGTCCTCAAAATATGGAGTATCTGGGTCATGTCTAACCATGAATCTGTCGCCCCACTGGTTTAGCTTTTCTTGGAACTTATTTAAGTTGTCTTCTTTTTCTTTATCAGACCAATTTGATGCTTCTGCATATACGTTCTTCTCTATTATCTGAGTCATAAGAACTCTTTCCCAGTGAGGAACTGCTTCCTCAAAGTTTACGTATAATACTCTATAACCAGTATCTGCCCAATTGTTAACTAAGCATTTGGCAAAAGTGCTTTTGCCTTTTCCAGAAGGAGCAATAATCGCATGAACTGCGCCCCTAAAGAAACCTCCCTCGTCCGTATACCCCATTGCTCTATTCAAAGATTTGTATTGGGTTGGAAGAAAACTTGGTATATCCAAAAGAGACTCTGCTCTTTTCGCTATATCTTCTGCTGTAGTAACGCTATCTAAAGGGTTAAAATTTAATTCATTTTCTAAGTTTTTAATTTCTGTTGTTATCTCAGAAATTCTAGCTATTTCTTTAGCTGTCTTTTCCCCTTTTTGAGTTAAAATAAACTCTAGTTCCTGGAGAATATTAAGCTGCTTTTGTTTGTTGGCTCTATGTTTAATTACCTGAGTTACAGACTCATGATCTGATATCTTTATATTTAAAAGAATATCTATCATGGTGTCAACACCTATTGCACCACCGAGACCTGAATGTATATCTGTTTCTGATTCAAGCCAAGACTTAAAAGCAACCGGATCAACTAAGTCTAGTTTAGTAACATGATGATAAGCTAAAAGTGCTTTGTAAAATTCATTTATTCCAATTTGGTTATTTATTGTGCCAACGATATCTTCAGGCAGTTGCGCGTCAAAGTACGCAATCGAGCCAGGGTTTCTAAGAGAAAGGGCAAAAACCTGGTATTCAATTGGATACTGAGGAGTCTCAGTCTTTACTTCTTCTTCCATTTTTTCTTTGCTCTTTCATCTGCTTATAATATTTTTTATTGCGTTCTGATCTTATCTCTTTTGCTTTTTGATACATCTGATTTTGTTTTACACTTGGTTTTTTTATTTTTTTAACTACAGATTTATCATCGGCTGTACTTTTTATGGCGTCTAATATTCTAGCATAGACATTCTCTTCTGATATGTTGTCATTATATCTAAATACGACAAGTACAATTCCTTGTTCTGCACAAAGAACGGCTTTTTTGTCATCTCTCTTTTGTGCTTCAATAAACTCATCTTTAGAATCAAAAAATAATGGGCTATATTTGAAATGCTGTATGCCATGAAACTCAAGAGCAAGTTTGTAGGAAGGGCAATATACGTCTAATTTTAACCTATCTCCGATATGATATTCATTAACTATTTTTTGACCTGGTAATAGTTTTTTAGCAACGCTAGTTAAGACTGTTTGCCCCTTTGACATCTTTCTTCTGTGATCTTTTACCCAGTAAAGACCAAGTTTTTTAAGCATGGAGTTAAGCTCATTTAATGTCAACTCCATACTCTGGGCAATTGCAGAGAAAGATTTATCTGTCTCAAATAAAAGATGAGTCAGATACTGTTTGTCTGTAAGTTCGTCTTTTTTATTTCTTTGAATCATTAGTCTTGACCAACGATCTAGCAGCGTTTAAAGTTCTACCAAGGTCAAGGATTGACATATTTGATTCTGCCCAAATTTTGGGTGCAATTGCCGAACTTAGCATTGGGCAGTCAAGTATAACTATCTCTGCACCATTTCTATTAGAAAGTACTTCTTTAGTTATGCTATCTACTTTTGAATAAAAGTCATTGTATGGCACCTGTATAAAGGTTGAATCTGTGGAAAAGTATTTTCCTATGTATGATTCATTTTGGAATGAAACAACAACTGCTTTAGTATATTTAAAATACCACGAAGCGAAAGTTTTGAATACATCATAGTTATTATTAATGTAGTATTCTAAAAAACCTGGGTCATAAAAATTACTTGCGTTAATACCCAATTCTTTAAATCTCTCAAGAGAAGAATTAACTAAATCGTTTTGAGCTGCTCTGACAAACAGTTCATCTTGATTTTGCAATCCATCAAGAATACATTTCGTGAAATGCTTCGGTGGTTTTTTGTCACCCTTTACTTCACCTATTGCTGAAAAAATCGCAGATCTTGTGTATGTCACAAAAGCAAATCTTTGTTTGTTTTCTAGAAGAAGAGAAACTTTTTTGATTGTGTCTGGTGCATTATATGTTTTCATATTCCGAAATTTCCCCAGTTAATTAGTGTTGGATTAGGATCGATAATTGATTGGATATGGTTTAAGTTGTGAAACTCGCCCTTGTCTAAATTCATGTATCTCATATACTTATTTTGCTTGTCGTCATCGTAAGTATATCCTAAGTGCTGCATGATTAAGCCAGAGTGGAGCCAATAATTTTTTCTTCTAATGTCTTCAACTACATATGTAGGTTCAGAACCACAAGCTAACTTGCGATCTAAAAACTTACCATCAGGTTTAAATCTAAAGATTCTTGAGCTATTATTGGGTGCCCATAGTTTATCAACTCTATATTGTGATTCATTCCACATATGATAAAAACGCACATTTACTACATCATATGGTGATTTATCTAAAACTGTTTTAATATTACTATTATTAATATCTTCAACGTTGTACAGCTTTTCATCACAGTCTATTGCGATAATCCAATCGCCTTCACTTGCGTGATTTTCTAAATTGCGCCAAGCTTTTGCTCGTAGCAAACCTTCATTTGAAGAAAATAAAGGCTCTTCATTTGAGTAGACTTCCGCATACTTCTTAGCTATTTCAGCTGTGTCATCTGTTGAGCAGTCGTCTGTAAAAACTATTTTATCTACTTGGCTTTTAATTCTCTGAAGAACTGGCTCCAAAAATCTAGAAGACTCATTTCTTCCAACCATTTGTGCAATGATCATTTTTACTCCAATGTATAGAAAAGCCAGAGCTAGAAAAAAATCTAGCCCTGGCTAGTACTTATGCTGATAATTGATTGATTTGCTTGTGTGCCTGTACAGATGAAATACGTTCGATATCTGTTGACTTAAACAGAACCTCACCATTTACATTGCGACGACCCATGCTGATCTTCTCAGCATCTTGCTTATTCTTTGCCTTTACAAGAGTTGTTGTAACTACTGCAAAGTAATTGAACTTATTGTCGGACATTTTTTTTCCTTCCGTTATTTTTTTGATGGATATGTATTAGAGATATATTCTACAGCTTCTTCTAGTGTGTCTGCAACTTTTGTTGCAAGAAACTTCAGATAAATTCTGTGTTGTAGATTTTGATGAGCCCAAACAATAACAGGCTGATTGTTTAAATGAGCCCACGTCATTTCAAAGTCAGTTCCTATATAAGCCCTATATAATATCGTGTATTCTACCAGCAGGATATCACAGCTTTTTTGAAGGAAGAGATTCTTATCTACTATTTCTTTTGGTTCGCAGTCCTCTTCTTCTAAGGCATAGTCCATTGGATTAATGGCCTTAAAACCTCTTTGATCTAAAAGTAAAGTAGCTTCATCTCTCCAACTATACTTAAAATCAGAAGTAACATCTTCTATTGCACCTGATAAAAACACTCTTGTTTGCATTTTTTTCCTAATCGTCATCTTCTACGCCTCTGTCCCCACAAACCGGATCCTGAGGGATTGGCTTTGGACAATGGCATATGTAAGATCTTACTCCTATTATTATCATACTGGCCAATAATACTCTAAATCACTTGGTTCGTCAAAAAATTGAGAATAATATTGATAGTCTTTTCTCAAGAGGTTAGACCTATGGGACCTATGAAATTCATCAGCGCCGAACCAAGGTGGCATAACTACATCAAGTGCATCAAAAACTTCAAACTGCATGGTGTTTTTATATCCTCGCTTAACCCATTCAGCTATCGTATAGTTCTGATATAACTGGAGAGCAGCTTCATGCCCATCCCACATGCGTGTTACAGGATGGTTGCGCCAACCTTTTGACGGAGTACGGCCAAGAAGAATATTTAAAACTTGGAAAGTTTCTACTCGTTGCTTTCCAAGCCTACGATAATCTAATACCCGAACTGATTCTTGAAAATCTGGATATGGTAAAAACGTTTGCATTATGCCTTCTTGAATTCCTCAAAAGTTTTGTCACCTACACCAAAGTATTCTCTAGCTAATCCAGCCTTAACAATTTCTGTGTTCAAGCACTCCCCAGCTTCGTTCCATACTTTAGCAAGGATTCTACCATACTTTTCATTCTTATCTAAGATAGTTTCAATCTTTACCTTATTATTGGCTTTCTTAATCCATTGATCAGTAAACTCTTTTGCTGCGAGGCCCATCTTCTTTTCTTCAAGATTTGTGGTGCGGCTTTCCGGTGTATTAACTCCATAGAGTCTCACACTCTTTGGGCCAATGTGAACTTCAAAACCAAGATCTATATTGATCTTAAATGTATCTCCGTCTACTACCTTAACAACTTCTGCGTTGTACAAATAAACATTAAATTTGTCTGACATATTAATCTCTTTCTATTCCTATAGTGTCGCATGCGTTGCGAAATATTGATTGACTTACCTTGAACTGAGCATCAGCGTGGCTGTAGCCTTCTCCTGGCTTCGGAGAAGACGCATGCCAGCTATGACCAATAGAAACTGTTCCATCATACACTACATTGTAGCCACGATGACGTGCAAAATATGAGCACCAAGTTTCTTCATAGTAGTGAGGTGTTGGAAGGAATGCCCCTATTGCCTGAGGATACATCTTTCTGTACTCTTCGTCATTTGTAAGAGCCTCCCAAACTGATCTTCTAATAAAATATGCAGATCCGGAGACTGTAACGCACTCTACTCTGTCTCTATAGAGAATGTCTTCCGCATCGTATTCTCTCCAACCACGATGTTTTGGTGCTGTATTGGTCCCTACAATACCCGCGTGAGTTATTCTTCCGGATTCATCTCTTTGTTTTGGCCCAAGAATATGTATATCTGGATTCTGATCAAATATTTTTTGGACCTTCACAACATCTTCGCTAGTTAGCCACACATCAGCATTCAAAAGACAAATGATATCACTATCAGTATTTGCTGCCATAAGGTTGCACGCAGCCGAATAACCCACATTTTCATTCTTCCAAGCTTTATTTATAAAATACTTATCTTTAAAAGATTCTAACCATTTCCAAGAATCGTCAACAGAACCATTATCACAAATATTTAAAGTCCAAAGTTTTTTTGTATATTTAAGATCACCATGCAGCATATCCAACATGCGTTGCAGCATCGGTCTTGTGTTGTAATTAACAATACATAGGTCTATCATATCAAAGAGCTCTTTGCTATAGTAATTTCAAAACAGTCACTTGGGTTAAAGCCCATGTCAAGTAGTTCAAAAAAATCTTCTTTTGCGTTAGACAAATCGTCTATAAAAAACTCGCTCAATCTATTTAAATACTGTTGAGTATTTATTGTTTGTGATTTTATATTTTTATTATCTATAAACTTTTTTTGGTTTATTTTACCAGCAATAAAGCCAAGTATAAACAGAGAACTTATTACGAGCTTAGATTTACCATTCATCATTTTCACTATCTACTGGGGCAATAAAAGCATTTTCAATTGATAAATTTATAGCAGAAAATATTCTTGTATAGATATCTTTTTCTTTTTCTGTAATATTTCCGCGCAACATACTACCATATGTTTTTTGGATATGTAGAAGAATTTCTAGATCTTCTATTAAATAAGATTGGTTATTTTCAAGTTTAATTTGAACTTTCTTTTTCTGATGGGTTTTCTTACTCATTGCTTTTCTTCTCTTTTATTTCTGCTTTTAACACTTCTTCTTGTGGCACTTGGTGCACTGATATCTCTTCGCTATCTGGCTCATATGTTACAAACAAAATTCTTTTGTCCTCTAACTTACAACCTTCTGGTGGGGCTGATTCAAGTGCTATCTTTTTTGATGCTGATCCATAAACTTGACTAGAGTTTTTGTATACAACAATATAATTTAGTTTACCTGCTGCCATTACATCCCCAATAGTGCGTATAAAGAAACTGGATAAAGAGGTTTTACTAGCTCATGCACAGCTTTTGCATACTCTTGTATTTCTGCTTGGGAGTCCTCAGAAAGTCTCTGATTTAAGAAAAGAGCCACTGACTGAAGACTGCAAGACCATCTATATGAAAGATACATCCCGTACGCTGGCAAAAATAAACGAGCTTGTTCTGGTGCAATTCCATTATCTATAGCCATATTATAAAGTGATTCACACTTTTCCATTAGTTCTTTTAACTCTGTTGTAAGCACAGAACCTATCCACGGCCCAGCTAAACCAGCAGAACCTTGCTTCTTATCTTCAGCTGCAAGTCTCCATTGTTCAGCTGTTGGAAGATAGAACTCTGGCTCTTGTGTTATATATCTTCTTGACGATTCATTCCAGGAGTCCATTGTATGATCAGATCCTACTACGTACTTCCAGTGTTGACGAGCAACCATAAGCGGAGCATAAAATTCAAATGTAATAAACGCATGTCTGAATGGAGACATGTGATTTTCTCTAGCTAAAAAGCTTATTAGCTTTGCGTCGTTTTGTGAAAAGTTTTCTGACTCTTTTGCAAAGGATGCTCTAGCGGCATTGACGACTGATAGGTCACTGCCCATGTGATCTACCAGTCGGACATAGCCTTTATCAAGAACTGATATCTTATTCTCTGTTGTCATAATAGAGATTATATCATTTATTGTTGTGTATTGCTATCCTTTATAAATTTTATTTCACAAGAATCTGTTGTGCAATAACGCTCTCCAATAGCATCAGCTGCCATTCCAGCATACACTCCAGAGAGATCTATTGGAAACAAAGACATTGAAGCTGTTGTATATTCCTCTTCTGTAATTTGAGTGTACGGCATTTGCGGGTATGTGTCGTTTCCGCTTGGAAGAAACGATACAGTTTTTAACTGTCCATCATACATATGAAGAACTGTGCCAACATGCTGTGCTTCTGTATCTTTATTAAAAGATATTGTTACAGATACTGAATTATCTGACCAGTATCTTTGTGCCATGGCAGCTAATGACATTTTTTCAAATATTGTTACGTCACGTTCTGCTCTTGCAGCTTCTGATTTAATTGGGAAGTATACAACAGATGTTGTATCTGGTGATTCAGATGCTGGTTCAACTGTGTAATTAGCCATTCTAAACAAGGGAAGCATTGGATCATCGTTAGAGAATCTAATTGTTCTATTGAAGAACTTTCCACCTGGGGTCCAGTGGACTCCAGGAGACTCTCCAGCAAGTATTGACACAGTTCCAGATGGCTTTACAGTTGTCATTTTAATAGATTCACGAATACCTAGCCATTCTGAGTAAACGTTATCATATCTTTGTATTGTTTTGTAACCTTCGTCCATCCACTCACGAAGAGCTGGAACGCCGACACGATCAGCAAAGTTTGCCACACCAGACATAGAAGTGCCGATGCGTCGGTTTCTTTGCATGATTGCATTTGTTTCTTCCCAGTGTGTTGGGAGAAGAGTAACTGTTTTTGCATAGAGGTATGCAAACTTTAAGGTTCTCTTGTAGTCTTCTAGGCTTTCATGTCTGTTTAAATAAGTTTCTACTAGCGTGCAGCATTCAAAAGACTCTAATGATTGTTCCGCGCAAGGATTGTAGCCAGCTACACGATGATCCTTGTTGTTTGGTGCATCAGCAAGGCGCCCATACTTGCGGCTCATATCCATCCAGAGAACTCCTGGCTCTCCATTACGAGCTATGCCCTCTACTATTGCGCTCAGGTCTGTCCCAACTTCAGTTTCCACTGAGTTATTTGACATCCATCCCCAGCCTGGAGCATTTGAATCATAGGAGTTTCTTTCTGGAAATACTTCAGCGTTTTTTAAATTTAAGAAATCTTGATCATCAATGCGGCCAATCAAAAGTTCTGCGGAACGGCGAACATTACCAGAAACCACACAAACACCAATTAAGTTACCAATGTCTGCGATGTCTTTTCTTGTAAGTTTTTCTCCAGCTCTACCATTAAACATTTTTCTAATCTGCTTATGAAGCTTTTCTAAAGGCTCATGACCTGCAGCAATGCCACCAAAAGTTTTAATTGGAGTGCCAGCTGGTCTTATGAGAGAGTAATCAAAATATACTTCGTTTTGAGAAGACTTAAGATAAGAGTCAATCAACATTGCTGTTGAGATATACCAGCCCTCTCGAGTATCAGGAACAATATAGGTCGCAGTAGATGAGTCTACTGGATTTGGTGAATAGATTGTGAAGTCTTTATCTGCACCTTTGTCGTCAAAACCTACGCCAACACCCAACATAGAGGCTTCCATAAGGAAGGAAAAAGGCTTTGATGGATTTAACTTAGTCATTTCTGCTGTAGAAACAAAAGCGCAGTTTTGAAGTGCTGCTGAATTCTTTTGTATGTTTACAATATTAGTTCCCATAGCCCACAAACCGCGACCTGGTGGTGTCCACTTCAAATTAAACAAACGATCAAAAGCTTCTTTAGCTGAAGCCTGTGCTTTTGCATCGTTCCATGGAAGCCTATTCTTTTTACAGTGATCTTTTTGCAGAGAGTACATTCCGTTGATAACTCTCTCACAAACATCTGACCAAGATTCTTTAGTTCCATCTTCTTTTAAGCGTGAGTATGTACGCAAAAAAGTAATTTCACCCACAGAGTTTCCTCCAGCATCTCTGTAACCAAAAGGAGCAATCTTTTCTTTATAGCTAGCTATAAAATCATCGGTTAATTTAAAAGAAAACATTGATGATAATTTATTGGCGATTGGTGCTAAATCGGGATTTCCGTTTTCAATTTCTTCTGACATTTATTTCTCCTATTTAATGGTTTTTACGTAATTTGAATTGGTTTTTTGCATTTCTGCTTTTTTTATTTTTATAATTTGTTCTGTAGAATATATTTTATGAATTTCTTTTTCCACAAAATATCCACTTCTCCAGTTTAAAACTTTTTCTACATTTGAACTATAATTAGTAAACAAATTACAGACAACTGCACCGCCATAAATCTTAATAAGATTTTTCATTTTTGTCACAGCTTCTTCTTTTTTGTCTTGGCTAGAGAAAGACTCTTTGTCTAGTCTTTCATACAGCCAGTTATAAGCCTGCCTAGTTAAGGGGGGTATATCTATGTGATCAAATATACCTTCCTTAAGAATAAGGGCTCTATTTTTTTCTATTTGCATATCTGTTTTGATTGTATCCTTAAATAGGGACAACCAATCTCTTTCATTGAACTGCGGCCAACCACTCACCCAAAAAAGCAGTACGTGTTTTTCTTCTGGTATCGCACTTTTGTTAATTACTGGAGACAGGCATGCACATGCAACAGATTTTTTTATGAATTCTTTTGCCTTATCTTCACCAAGCTTTTTCTTTTGTACTGACCAAAGCTGCGCAAGTTTTTCTGGCCAATCTGATTCACCCAAATATAAGGTTAAATATTTATCAGCTAATTCAACTGTAAGAGCGTTGTTGGCAACAAATTGCTCTAATAGTTGTATAGACATATGTAATCCTCTTTGCTTGTATCAAAAGTTATAAACTTGGTCTAATAATACAATTCCCGCCCACTAGGGGCGGGAATCTAATTTTTTCGCCCTGCTAATTATAGCAGGTGTTTTGTTGCATCAACTATTGTGATGAAAAAGTTTAGAGAGCTTTTGTGGACTCGAGTCCTTTATATTCTCTAACTTTGTTTCTACCATAATCAGAAGATGTGTTAGCCTGACCATATCCACTTGTGAATATTTGTGCACTTGCTACACCAATAAATTCTGTTGGTCTAAACAAGCCAAACGATGCTGCTGCACCTTGTGCTTCTGTTCTTGGTCCATGACCATAACCACTTGCAAATACTTCCGCTGAAGTAACACCATCAAAGAAGTAGTTGCTATAAAGAGCATAGTCATTTTCTCTGTCTGCGGCATGACCATAGCCACTACCAAACGCCTGTGCTCCAGCTAAGCCTTTGTATTCAAGCGGTCTGTATCTTGAACCGTCGTATGTAGCTTTACCATCTGGGAAAGTTCCTGCCAAAGGCGTTGTGCCATCATAAAGGGTTGATCCAGTAAAGAGTTGTGAAAGAAATCTATTACCTGGGCGATCACCACTACCAGGAACATTATGATTGTCTGGTGCACCATCCAACAGACCTTTTGCAAAGAGTGGATAGAATGAATAGGTGCCGGCTGTGCCCTTAAATGAGTTAATCATCTCATTTGAGTTGCGACCCTTCAAGACTGGTCTACGACCTACATAAAAAGTAGCCATTTATTTGTCTCCTTATTGAAAAATATATCTATATAGTAAAAAGAAATGCCGATTTTCACCTTTAATTATAAATTATAATCAACTTCTATAATTAAATCTGAAAGAACTGGTGGTATTTTGTCCTCTAGCATATTTAAAGTAACCTCTACATATACATGATCAGACGTATTTGGGTTATTTAAAGAATAACTCCCACCATTAGGGTAAAAAACCCTATAGCCAAAAACACTAGACAATAGTGATTGGCTTACGTTATAAACTTTTGGTGAGACATTCAAAACCTCATTAATCGTATTGCCTGCTGGCGCATCAAATCTTATAAAGGTTTTTCCAGAAGTAATAAATTTGTCATACCTAACATCAAGATCAGAGAGACCATAAGTATAAACATATACATTATTTTCTTTGACATAATTTCTCTGTCTTAAAAGAACCCTTATTGCTGTTATCGGAGTATCAGCAAAGTAAAACTTTAGTGGGCTAGAATTAACTACCGTATCTGAACCAGCAACTGACCAACCGCCTGGTGGGACCTTGCCTAACGCGTCATATTCACTATCATATAACCCTGAATTAAGGGGGCTGTACCCATCTTTATCTGTTAGACTTGGGCTTGGCACTGTGGTGTATTCGATTTTAACAACGTCAACTCCACTAGCCGGGAATGGGGAAAGTGATATTGAGTTAGTTAAAGAACTGCCAATAGATCCTATTGGAATTTTTACATACACATACATGCTAACACCAAGTGGATTTGGCTCATTCAAAATAACATTTCTTCTCCAAACCTTATCTGGCTGATTCAAGAACGCATATTGAACTGGCGTAGTATCTATCAATGCTCCATTGCCATCGCCTCCTGCTAAATTAGGATCTACTCTAGTCTCCAAAAAGTCTGGGATGACTTGACCCTTAACAGAATTAACAAATTTTATCTTAGAATGAGATGAACCAGATGCTGCAGGCAGTGTCAAATGATTGTAGTAATCATTGAACTCTAGGGCACCGGATGCTGCTATTGCATAGCTTGTTGACACAAATGCAGACAAATCAACCTGTGTTTTTGAGTGGATAGAAAGCTGATTAGTATTTATGCTTTCTATATTTCTAACTCTGTCTTGCAAATCTCTTAGAGCAGAAGTCAAAAACATATTTTCTTTAACAATTCTTTCTATAATTTCAGTAATTTTTTTATCCAAAACACCATATTTGTTATAGAGATATACCAAGTCTGCATAATTTTGTTCTATGCGCTCGTTAAAGTCAGTGCTTGAAATAGGGCCATGATATTGAATTGGCTTTTTTTGTGTATAAATAAAATCAGACATTTAATCTCCTAGTTTTCTCCTCTTAATTTTGCTTCAATTATGTCTAATTTTCTTGACAAATTAGATATTATTGCAGAATTAAGCTGAGGTTTATTGAACTCTAAACTATCTTCATAATATGGTGTACTTGATTCAACTACATATTCTTGAGTGGTTTCGTCATATGAAACGTACTGTGAATATATCGTCATTAATAAATCTTCATTTAAATAGTAATCTGGGGTTGCTAAATTTAGATCATTTCTTGATATATCACTAGATTGGTCAATTAAAGCTTGGAGGTTTTCAAGCTTTTTATTGAGCCTATTAATGTCCATGTACAATTGGTCATTGGCTAGGTTTAATATGCTTGAAGGAACAGGGCCCTTGTAAACCAAACGTTGCCTATTCAACAGTGGCTCAAATATAGTTTCTCTTTTATTGTTTTCGGAATATGAAATTGTCATATAATACCTAGTGTTTAAACTTTAATGTATAAGAATTTAAAGCTGGAGAAGAGTATGAATCTGAACCCCTAAAAAAATCCGCTCTTAGCTTTATAAACTGCGGTCTGTCTTGATTGTTCGCAAAATAGTATACCTTACTTCCATCTTTAATTTCTTCAGTTCTTCTATATACTATTTCCTTATTGTTTTCATAATCTATTATTGAGAAAACATTGTCGTTATTTGAATATCTATTTCTTAGATCTTCTATTTTCACATAGGATAAATAATTTCTGTATACTTCTGCATTAGGTATCGTTAGTAGGGACTGATTCTCCATCAAAGAAATACTTCCATTAAACGAAGTGCCTATGCCATTAGTAGTATTTGTAGACTTGTTAATAATGATAAGTATTGTATTTTGTCCTTTATTAAAATTCCACGTTAATGAAGATGACAAAATTCCTGGAGCTAGCATTCCAGCGTTAGATAGTTCTATGCCATTTAAATACACGTTGACATCCCAGTACTGAGCATCAAGAGATTTAAGAAAGTTTTTTGTTATTGTGAGTGGCTTGTCCATAAAAACATTTGTTGTTAAATATATGCTTCCAAATGGAACACTTTGAGCCTGGTAGAACTCTTGAGTTGATTCCACTGAATTAAATGCAGTTGTATAAACGATGTCATTTCTTGTGCCAGAAATTACTTCTTGCCAAGTAGTTCTATCTAACGCAGTTCCAGTGACATAAGAAACTTGAATCTGATTGCTTGTAACGCTTTCCAGAATGTATGGTTCATACGGCTCTGAATTTTTTGGAAACTTACACAATCTATAGACATTAAAATTTCTAGATAGAGCATCGTTTTGATAGAAGTAAGCTTGTATAGGGTTATTGTAGGTAGTAGTTCTTGGAATTTGTATCATGCTATCAAAAGTAGAATCAATCGAAGTACCAGTTTGTTTATCTAAACTTGATTCAACAAGTCTAGTCCCCTTAAAGTCAATAATACTTGGTTGACTAGAATTTTTTTCTGAAGATGGAGAAATACCAATCCAATTAAAAGAATTTATATCTGTAGATGAACCATTATCTACAGCCACATAATAGTTTATTGCAGTACCAGGTGGCACTTGTTGCTCAGCGTCAAAAACAACTTCATCTATTGCTAAGTCTGGATTCTGAGCATTAGGTAAGCCAATAGATTTACTCACATAAATCGCTGAAGAACTATAGTATGGAGCAGTTATAATTAATTCTTCTATTCTGAAATCATATATATAAGCTATTTGTCCATTTTTATCAGAAACATAATCAGGCTCTACTTTAGTCAGGTATATTTCTATCATAGAAGTCTTTTTTGTTGAAAAATTAAAAGAAAAATTATCGTAATCAGTTGCACTATCTTTTGTAAAAAATAAAGACTTAGATCTATCTATAGGATCTATGACTAAAATGCTTGTTTCAACTGGTTTTTGAGAATTTATTCTTCCTTCAACTACTGATATGCCGCTAGTTTCAGTGTTATATAGAGTGACTGGTACATTAATTTTTAGAGTACAAATTCCAATTGTACTGGACTCATATTTCATGGACCATTCACTGTTGTTTAAGCCATTAAAAACATTAGAAAAATCTGTATTTTGTTGACTGATTTTTGTTTGACCGTCTAGATATAGATCTACTTTGGCGTTAGAAACTTTGTTTAAAATATTACCAACATAATTAAACAGCCCTGAAGTCTCTTTTGGCAATGATGCTTTTCGTGCCAAAGTGTCTACAATTGCCGTAGTGTTATTTAAGTCTGTATGATTTGTATTGTTAAAAGCTTCCGTAAAAGCAAAGTAGTACCCGTCAGTATTATTTATGCTAAACAAATAGTCATCTACTGTTTTTTCTAGTTCTGCTCTTCTACTCTTTAAATTATCTATTCTAAACTTAAATGCTGAAACCAATTCATAAAGTTGCTCAAGTTCTTCATGATAGTCTTCATACAAAACATCTAGGTTAAAACCTGTGTGTACTAAAATTCTATTGAGTTTATCAATGTCTACATATGAGCTAGCGTTAAGATCATTAAACGGAACAGGTATTGGTTGACCTGGTTTAAATCTAGAAAAATATCTTCCGTATATTGAAGAAATTTCTTCAGTTGAAGGCTCTGATCCTAAAGAATAGTATATTTTATATATTGTTTCAAGAAATCTTTTTTTCTGTATATTTTCTATAGACATAACTACCTAAACCTAGCTCCAATTTTATAGTAATAAACTATTGGTGTGTTGTTTATTGTCCTATCTTTTTTGATTTCTATTTTAACTATAATCGAATTTATTGGATTCGGCACTCCGGGATCTTTACCACTGTTCAAGTACATAATCTGTGGAAGAGCTGTATCATTAGTTAAATTTTGATTAAAAACTAAAACTTCTGGAGTTCCAGTATAGTTTCTTTCAATTGGTTGTATGGGGAAATATTTGACGCCACCATCTACGCTAATAGAATATTTAACATATGATTGGTTTTGAGTACCTTCTGGAATAAAATCCGCTGCGTACAAGGTAACCATATCTAAGTTTCCTGTCACAAAAAATGGTTTTGATATTATTTCTGCTGACTCTTGAAATGTTTCTTTGCCAAAAGAAATATCTCTTATACCTATACTTGCTCTTTTTGCCTTTAGTTCTTCAAAGTTTCTTTTAAGGTTTAAAGATACTTTATTAGCTTTATTAATTTTTTCAGTGTATTTTTCTACAACAATATTATTTTGCGTTGGTGCATCCAAAACTTTAATGCATAGCCCATAGCTTTTAGAAATGTCTGTTGTAGGCAGAGAAGTTGTTGAAGATGAACCTACTGAGAACTTAAATTGATTTACACTTGGTGTTTCTGTAACTGTAAATATGCCAAAAATATCAACGGTAGACCATCTATCTCTTATGTAAACCTTGTCGCCAACTGAAACACCATGGTTTGCAGATGTGTTTAAAGTAGCTATTCCAGAAGCTATGCTTATGCTACTCATTTTTATTTTTAAATTTGTTGTTGGATCGTACTTTGTCGGATCAATTAAAACACAAGCAGACGGGAAGTTTGCGTTTATCATACGCTGCTTTGTTGCGTCCATTAATTCCTGTGAGGAAAACCCAATTGAATTTTCTTTTGTTGTAAATAAATCTATATTAAGATCAACATCTTTTTTGTACCAATAAAAAGAATTTTGACCAACATTTATTTTAACCTGGTATTTTGTTTCCCCTGCTACTTGATTGTTGTAAGTCACTGTAATTTGCTTTGTATCCGAAGCAGAAGATTTAAAGTCAGTTGGCCTATTTATGTTAGGAACTAAGGTGTTCTTATCCCAAGATACGTTTTGTGCTGCAGCCCCCAAGACTGCTTCTGGCTGAAAGTGGGTTTGATTATTCCATTTTGTAGTTGAATTAATTTCGTAAGGTGTCCAGTACGCGTGTCTGATAACTGTATCCTTAAACTGATCTTGTTCAAAAGTAATATATACTTTATTTACAATCTTCTCTTCAAATCTGAATACACCTTTATTGTAGAAAAAGTTTTTATAATTATTTATATTTTTCTGAGAAACATCTGACGCTATATAAACTGGTCCATTATTTATAATCTCATAAGTTGTATTAGTTTTTTGATTATATAATTTTAATGAAGTTACTTTTACATTATTTATTAGTGCATTTGCTCCTTGAATATCATAACCAAAAAATGGTATGATTGAAATATAATTTATATACTCACCAGTTCTATTCTGTGTAGAAAATTCTAAGGTTAATTTAAGAGGTTTTGTTGTATCAAAATTTGCCCAATTAATGTAATTTGATCCATCAAAATACTGAAATTCATATGAAGGTCTATTAGTTAGGCTTTCAGCCAAAACATTGATTGCTTCGTACTCAAAATATGTAGCTGGGCTATTGTCTGTAATAGCTGATTCAGTAGATCTTAAAATGCTAGAATCTTTTTCATAAATAAACTGAGTATTATTTATGTCTTTGTAAAAAAGGAAGTGGTTCCCCTTTAATCCATTTGACAAACCAGCAAAAGGGACTTCTGTCGAAATGCTTTCGTTATAGTTTTGATTTATTACACGAATATTCCCTTTGGTTTTTTTACTTGTTGTTTTTGCAAGCGTTGCATAGCCGTCAGATATGTCGGGGACTAAACCAGCTTGTATCTTTCTTGCATCTACTTTTGAGAGATCATTAAAAGAATCACCAAAATACCAGGCATCTACAGATGGGCTTTGTGAATACATTTCCAAGACATTAATTTTAGATTTAATTCTTGATATTGAATTTTTTTCTGATTCTAATGAGTTTGTGAAAACATTAAAAGTGTTTATATAATTTGCTGACATAGCTTCAAGCTGGTTTGTCATTATGTTAAGGTCTTTTGACATAGCTGCTATGATCTCATTAAATACAGCTGAGTTAGGTATGTCAGCTTTCTGGAATAACTTTATATCAAAAGATGTACCGCCAATTTTATTGTGTATTTCAGATAGCAATTTTTGATATTCAGCGTCAAAGACATTCGGTGGTACGTTTTTTTGAGTTACATACTCTGCAATAAATCGTTGAACTTTTGATATTATTTGAGAATATACTAAACTGTCTGTTGATAATTGAGCCATATAAAACCTATATTATTCTATTTTTATATCTATTATTATACTTTACAAATGTATTTATTATGCTATCTTGCGTATCTATGGAGAATTTAAACATTAATCTATCAACTGAATAGTTTTCTTTAGTATTATTTAAATTTCTCAATACTATTCTATACCTAAATGAATCAGCAGCATAGTGGTATAGAACCCTAAATGGTTGTGTTACTGGCTTATTGAATAATAAACTTTGCCCTGTATGTATAAATAATAGTAATTCAGTATCATAAAAAGACTCTCTTTGGGCGCTGTCTAGTATGTAGTTTGTTATATTTAAAGCAACTGTTCCATCATTTAAAATAACTTTTACTGGTGAATAAGAAGAATAATCAAAATTACCAAAAGAACTATTTGAAGTTGTTATGGTGCCATTTATAGCTGAATAGGATGCATTTGCGAATTTACCATAGTCTACATGTGGATTATTTCTAAGCTCAACCCTATTGCCAAAATCAGATTTTTCAAATATTTCTCCGTTAAATCCGTTTGTGCTAGCCGAAACTAGGACTGGGTTTGCTAAGGATCTAGAAAAAAGCTGTATTTCTTTTACTAGATTAGGGCTTGCTGGGGTATATGATACATAGTATGTTTTTGTTGAATCATAATTTAGTATAGTTATATTTTTGCCATTAGCATTAAACGTTGCTGGGTCTCTTCTTTTGCCAGATTCGTATACAGAAATTGTCTCTACTCTAGGTAAAAATCTAAGAATGCCCGAACCACTAGTATTTAAGAACAAAAACTCAGACCTAATAACAGAGTCATTAAATGGCATTATGGGTAGCCAGTCGTCTTCGTTAATTGGATTATCTTTAATTGAAACGCTAAACTCAATAGACGTTTTATCCCCAGATTCATCTAGTTCAAGTCTAGATATTTCTGAAAAATAATTCGCCATCATTTTTGTTTTAAGCGGCACACCAGCTAATGGCAGTCTTTTACTTACATAAACTGATCTTTGTTGGACCGGCAAAGATGCGTTTACTGTGTAAATATTTTCTACTGAAAATAAACTTATATTTTTTATAGAGAACATATATTCATATTGGTTCTGTGATTCAATATTATTAAGAAGATCTATTACCCCTTTTTGATCAACTGAATAAAATGACTCTTCAATAAAATGAATATTTTCTGCAATATTATTAGAGTCTCCCAAAGGAACTAAACCACCAGACGCATAGGACGAAATTGGTTTAACTAGATCTCTTAAATTAGATTCTAAATATGTATTTTTTACAGAAGCTCTAATATTTGAACCAATTGAATATGAAATTATTGAGAATATTATATTTGATAATATACTTGTATTTTTAAACTTATTATAAGAGTCAATATCAGAGTAATATTTATTACTCTTTAACTCATTTAATACTCCAATATTCTTTTTTGAAACATCTGTTGGATAATAATATGTATAGTCATAATTATATAATTTTTTATTTTTTAATATATAATCTTTTGCGTAATCTTTAATAAAGAAATTAATAACTAAATCTTGTAAAGTGTCATGACTTTTCTTTTTATCTTTACGTATTTCTTTAGCTATTTCATTAACCAGCTTTGCATTTAACTCTGATTGGACTGGTGTTATTCTTGTCCTAACATAGTTGTTTTGAGCAAAGAAGAGTATAATTGATTTTACAAAAACCAATCCAGAAAGATCAATGTCAGTAGCTTTGTCTATATAGATAGGATTATCTAGTAATAATTTTTTTGCAGATTGCCCTTCTATTTTTTGATTGGACGAACTTAACACTCCAGATTCTACAGCTGCTTGTATCAAGTACATCCCTTTTGTAACATTTGGACTTATCCTTATTCTTGAGGCTGGTACTTCTGAATTTAGTATAATTTCAATAGCCACTTGAGCTGAGTCATCAAATGCTATTGACCCTTTATATTGTTTAAATTCATCTCTGTTAAAAATAGATTCTTTTATTACAAAAGGTGATTTAATTGTCATATTCCAAGAATTGCTTGAAGAGTTATCAAAAACATTTTGAATATTTGTATTACTTGAAATATACTCTGAGGCAAAGTTTGTATAGTAGTTTATTTCTTTTATATTATTTCTATCAAAGTCTATTAATTTTTCTTCTTGATTCGCAGAAAATTTTAAAGTTCCGCTAGTAGGATCTACTGCTGCATATTCAATGCCCTTAAATGGCATGCCGTTTCTGTCTGGTGTAGTAAATTGATTGGTATCGTATATATTAGAATTTAAAGTATTATCAAAATTTTCCACAAAATTATGATTGAACAAATCATCTTCACCAGATAAAAATGACCAATTGTTTATATAAGATTCTAAATATAAAATATCTTTTTCTATTTTTTCAATTTCTCCAGAAAAAATAGTAGACATTGAAGCTCTCAACATGCTCAAAGATTTAGAAATATCATAGTTTGTTTTAACTCTTAAATCAATATCCCTAAATAGATCTATTAAGGGCTCTCTCTGCATTACAGTAAGGTTTCTTACGAGAGACGGTATGTAGTCTGAAGCCGAAGAAAATGTAGAAAGCTTATTTATTAGTCTTCCTATTTCTGCTTTTTCAAGTTTTGACTCTGACAAAACAGATTGTATTGTCCTTCTTGCCTGTCTACTAAAGGATGAAATATGGTCACTTAGTTGCATCAACATTATAGTGTTCTCCAGTCATTTCCATCCATGTCTTGGATATCAAAAGATACTCCAGCAGTTAAGTTAGATCTAACTATATCATATATATCATTTATATTTCTAAAATTATCTATTACTTCTTTTGGTATTTGGATAATAACGTATCCTCCATTTGGATACAGCATTCCTTTGCCCGATTTTACATCGTTAAATGAAAGAATATTCCTATTATTTTCCGATTCTTTTACCAAAGATGTTCCGGCTGCTATACCGCCACCCTTAACTCTAAGGTCATGAACCTTTACATTATCAAAATTGTAAATATTATTTACAATAGCTGTTCCGATATAAAGAGCAAATGGGTTATAGTCAACAGTGTAGTTAAATATATCAGTATTGTAAGAGAGATTGATTACAGAATTTGGATTCTGATATGAATTAACTTCAACATACTCTCCATCAACAAGTTCTTCTACTGTTTTGGGGAGAAGATAGAAATGCATCTTTGCATTTCTTGAATAAACTGCCTCTATTGATTCTCCGTTATAAACAAATGAATTTTTAATAACGTATGGATTCAACGGAATTTCCTGGCCATCGATGTGATACAGCATAACATTTGGATTTTTAACCACATAGTCTACTTTAATTTTTTTAGGATCTGATGGAACTATTTCTTTATTAAAAGAAATGACTCCAGTATGTTTGTTAAAATTCTTAATTAAACTATAATCTATTAGATTCCAGGCACCATTGCCATCTTGGATAAATGTATCAACCCATGCCTCAATTGGGCTTGCATCCGTATAAGTGCTATTGATTGAAGATATGTCTAGCTGCTCTTGGGCCACAATAAATGAACCATGTCTTACCTGTATTTCATTTTGAGATAAAACAATTGGGTGCTCATCGACTATGCTGTAATGCCCAGAACCAAATATTGGCGATGACGGCACTTCTATTCTAGTTGTATCATAGAAACATCTTAGTTTTTTGCCCCTAAAGTTTTTCTTCCAGTCAGTAAATTGATAATCAATTGGTATATCTATTAATTTATAGAATCTACCTCTACTTAAGTTAATAAACCACTGATCAAACTTTGAAAGATTTTTTGGTGGGGCAGATAGATATATTTTTGGACGACTGCTAACACGAACAGAGTAAAGAGGACAAACGCTCTTTGCAGGAAACGCAAATTCTGTAAGTGTTTCTACTCTATTAGAAACACCAATAACGTTTTCAAGTGTAGAAACATCTCTGTCCGCATCATAGGCGTGGACTGCTATATAAATATCTCTTTTATTTCTTAAATAATATTGATAAGATAATTTTATACCTAAAAATTGCTTTGTTCTAATGTTATAGAATCCCCATTGTAGACCATCTGGGGGTGAAACCAGCTGTCCATTCTTATCTTTTAGATCCCATTTAAGAATCGTAGTACCAAAAGATGTTTCTACTCCTGGCATGATGAACTTAGAATAATCTGGGAACCCTTGTGCTTGACCTAAAGAATTTGTAAGAACTACAACACCATCTTTTGCATTTACAGACAGTTTTGTATTTTGTTTTGAATTCAAACCAGTTATGTCTGCGTCCGCTAGATAAAAATTATCTACTGAATATTCTTCAGATATTTCGTCTGAGATAACCTCAATGCCATTTGTAGTAGTTATCAAATATTGTGGCGCTCTATTCGATAACACGGCAAATTGAGAAGCTACTTCTGGTCCAGTTAGATCAGTGGTAGCTGTGGGGCCAATTTTTGAAACACGACTTATTGTCGGGCTTGCTCCATTAATTGAAGCGCCCTCAGAAAATGCTGAAACAACTATTGTTGATTCATTATCTTCCCATTCATAAGTGTCACCTATATCATTAATTGAATCTGAGTAAATAGTTTTATTAAATGACTTAGAAAAACTTCTTTCAACAGGATTTCCCTCATCATCAATTAAAGGCTGACCATCAATTATTGGTATTACATTCATTGAAATATCATTTAAAACTATTGAAGTAACTTTTGATCTTGCTGCAGAAGATATCGCTTTAGCTATTGTGCCAAGATTGAATACTCCATAATCTCCAGAGTCTAAATCCGTTTCTCCATAGATTGTCCCAGTTGCTACTGCAGTTGTTTCTGTAGCATCAATTAAACTTGTTTCTTGCTTTTGTGCAGTTATTGGCACTCCTGGAGTTCTTATCGAAAAAGAAATGTCTTTTATAGAAAGACCTTCAGCGTTAGGACCGTGCACGCCGTCATTTAATGCAGTTCCAAAGACTTCCAGCATTACGTACTTAATCTTTCTTTTATCTCCTGTTGTAATTACCTCTGAACCATTTGGTTGTATAACTTTTGACACAGGAATAATATTTTGAGGAGCTGCTTTTATAGTATTGTTTGGGCCAAATTGTGGGACTAAATGACTTGAAGTTACTAAATCTTGCTCATACAAAAATATTTGTGTAACTCCCAGATTCCAGCCACCAGACTTTAAATTTATTGCTACTAACTCTTGCCACGCAAATGCTTTTCCAGATTTGTCTTTCATTTGCGGCACTTCGACAACAATAAAATCTTGCACTGTGGTAGGGCCAGGAATACCTGTATAGCTAATTCTTCTATATTCGTCAGCAGCAGATGAGTTACATACAACTGCAATGTCGGAATACTTTAAAGCATTATTTATATATGGCTGTGCTTGAGCTGGTGCTTGTTTTCTTAGTGTCTCAAATTTTGTTTTATCATTTTTGAATAGGTTAAGCCAGTATGTTGCCATAACAGATTTTGTTTCAGAGTCAACAATTCCAGGATTTCTATTTTGATTTAATTTTTTATCTACTTGAAATTTTGTAACTGCATTTGCTGTTTGCGATCCGTATGTACCGTTAACAGTTACGGCGTATCCATTTAATTTAAGTGTATACTGTATATAATAAACATAATTATTTTTTACACCTGCGTTGTTTGACGCAGCAACGTTTTCCTCAACTCTAACAATTTCCATTTTTTGAACTGGCTCAAATAGTTCCTCTCGATCTAAGAATCTATTTAATTGTCTTGTAAAAAAACTTCTTCCAACTGCACCTACAGGTTCATTTAAAACCTGCTGAATGTCCAAAGTTGTTCCAACTATTAGGTTAGTATCACTTGTATATACAGACCTTAGGGCAGCTATTCTTGATTGTTTGGTAGAACCAGGTAATGCATCGCATTCATTCATAACATGGTTTTCAAAATATTCCCAATGCTCCCCAAGAGATCTAACAATCCCCTTATTTGACATATTATTACCACGTTGCTCTAAGGTCGGAGCAAACCAATACAATTTTTGTGATGCAGCAACAAACTTTTCCCAAGTGTTTAACTGTGTTTTAATATAATTTTTAATTGTATTTGAAGCTGATTGTGGTGGGCGTTGGTCAAGATTCCATTGCCCCTCAATTGGTTTTCCAATTTCTTTATATACAACTTGAGTTGAATCTACATTTGAGTTATTTGAATCATTTGACCCCACCATGTATTCATTCCATCTTCCAGATCTTGGGATGTCAAAAGTATAATGAAAACTATTTCTAGGACTTGCTCTATCAACTGGCTTTAATGACTGTATATCTGTCAATGAATAAATATTTGTTGGATATTTATAACCCCTAAATCTAGAATCAGTATTTGTAATTACAATTCCATTTTCGTCTCTTGGTTGTTGAGTGGAGACAACTGGAATTCCATCTGGATTTTCAGCTATACCTCTTTTGCTAATATAGGAGATATTGCCCACTTCTGCATTTAAAGGAGTACTAAAGCTTGTATTCCAATAAACTTTATAAGTGAATTTATTTGTCTTTGTTTGTGTAACAAATATTTGTGTTTTAAAATCAAAGTCATAGTCTTTAACAAATTGACTTCCTGGAAGATATTCTTTTGGAGTTTTTACTACAGATTTACTTGTACTCTGATATCCGCTAGAACTATCATTATAATCTAAAATCATATATGGATAATAGATTGACTTAAGGTCAAACTCTTTTGAAATCACTGTTGAATAGGCATCTAGGCTCAAAGCGCCAGTAGCTAGCAGTGGCTTTGCCCCATCAGTTAATTTAAATAAATTATATGAAGTCTTTGTTTCCCCAAATAAGTAATTATTATTATCTACTTTTTCAAAATCTAAAAATTTTATATTGTCATTTGTACATTCGAGATAAAAATCTACGTTACTAAAATCTGCATTGATCATGGATGAAGCATCTTGCTGGATAGACGTTGCTTCAAAGTCACTAATAAGCAATTGCCCTATTGATGGTTGCAGCTCCCTACAAAACTTGGGGTCATAAACATATGCTCCGACAAATCCAGAACCAACTCTTTGTTGTTTATCGCTGAACTTAAAAGTTTGCTTTTCGTCATCAAATAAAACTGTTACCTTGCCAGCATCATCTCTTTGCCCATTAATTGCCCAGCTGTTTCTCCATGGGGAAATGTTCCAGACAATTGTTGAATCGCTAGAAAACTTAGTTCTGCTATTTACTTTATTTTTATTTGCTTCAGTTAAAATATTATAAAATAGCTTATTTGGCCCTAACATCGCAGCACTTAAAAACGCGGTTTGATCTCCGGGAGTGCCAACTGGAAATGAGTTAATTGCTCCTCTATTTGATCCAGCTACACCAAGACCACTTGTCCCGTAGTTATCGTTAATGTAGGTAAGGAATGGGTTTAGACACAGTACTACAAATGATGAAAATTCAGAACTAGTATTGTATTTATCTTTAAGAATTGCTGTGTACTTGTTTAATCCTTCGGTTAAGGACACTATTGATTGAGCTGAACCGTCTTTTGATTCTGGAGATCCATTAAATACTCTTATTGGATTAACAGAAGAGTTATTCAATAGATTTAACCTATTGCCAAAAACGTTATGGTTTTTATATTGATCAATCTCTTGATACTCAGTTAAATCCCATCCATTAAGATTGTCATCTCCTTCTTCATACTCCTCTACAATTGTTATATAGCCAGTATTTTTTGACACAGATGTCAATGAGTAGTCAAAGTTTTCTAAACCAGATGAAGTTAATGACGCTTGATCAAGCATCGAGCAGTCCAAAAATACGGATACACCGTTTTCCAAGAATAGATCTAGTGCTCTTTTTTGCAAAGCTGTTATTGCCTGGCTTGGTGTCCAGACAACGATATCATAGTCAAATGGATCTATATCTTGATTAGTAACAGTAGTGCTGATAAATAAATCTATATCAAGAGCCCAATAGGCTCGTTGAGTTTTGTTAGAATCTACTGGTCTTAGCGGATTTTCAAACAAAAAGTTTTGTTGATTTATTACAGACTCTTCTAAGTTGGCGAATACATATGGGTTGTGCATATTCTCAATCAAGCCAGAATACAAGACCGCCACTTTCATTACAGCTCGTTCTGTATTTTGGTATATGTCTTTTATTTTACTAAAATTATAATTTATTTTAGCTAATAATCTCCAGTTAAAGTTTTGAAAAGTTCTTGGGTCCTGAATTGCTTTTATCGGTGTTACTACTTTCCAACCTTCATCACCGGTAGTTTTTTTAAGCAGTTTGTTTTCTTTGTGAGAAAATAGTTGAGTAGAATAGATTTTTCTTCCAGCAGATGATGGATCTATAACTTCTGACTCCTCTACAACGTAGGCATAGAGTGGCATGGTGTTAATGTATTCTTTAAAGTTAAGGAACTGGCTATGCGGTATTCCGTCAGCTGTTCTTTCAAACTTGTCATATATAAGCTGCAGGCCGACGGGATCCGGTTGATCAACACCTACAATTATTCTGTAATAATCATTATAAGATAGTGTGTATGTTTCGTTCTCATATCTTTCAATAAAAATCTCATACTTATTTTGACCATACTGATCGACATATTTATTACCAGAAGAATCTACTACTTTTATATTATACTTATCTGGGTCGACTAACTTTAATGATCTTCCTATTCCATTATAGGAAGCTGTATTTGAAGGCAAAATTGTAAAATACCTACTTACATAGAAACTATGCGCAAAGTTTTGTGTTTCAAAATCACCAATTTTATTTGAAAAATTATTTTCAATAGAATTATTTGAATTAGTGATTATATGATTGCTGATAGATACTTCTGAATTTTTTACTATTGGCGAATGCATGCTTTGGAATAACTCTGAATTTGTTTTTGCATATCTCAAAACGCCAAATTCATCAGCATACATAGCTACATCTTCAGCTGCAGCTGTTGTCACACCAAAGTTTTCATTAATTAAAGAAGATGTGTCAATTACTGACAGAGCATTTTCTGGTCTTACCCCATCAGTAGAATACCATCCGAAGATTTACTGCATTGTCGGGTAAGATTTTCCCTTTTTTGATTGCGGCTTCTCCATCGTTGCCTGGATCTGTGTAATTTATAAAACTTTGCACTTTATTCCTCTTCGTAATCTGGCTTTAAATTATTATAGGAATCTATAATATATGGAGTTGAACCTAAAAGACCCATTTGATACTGAGAATATCTCAAAATAGGATACCATTTTGGCAGGTTCCATGAAGTATCTGCTGTATTTTCATAATAAACCCTGTTCGTATACTGATCTTTTTTAAAGACTGGATTTGTTAAATAGTGGTAATATCCAGTAGCGCCACCAATTGCAGAATTTAAAAATGGCTCAGCTGAATTAGACTGATTTACGTCATATCTTTCATACCAATAAACAATATCTCCCACTATAGTAACAGGATTTGAGCTAGAGGACTGGTTAAATTCACTATCAACAACCACAAACCAATAGCCTGGGGTAGCATCATTCCAAGCTATGTATGGGCCAATATTAAAGTTTCCTAGGCTGTCAGCACTTACTACTCCAGAATCTACGTATTGCCCTGGTTGAGAAGAGCTCGTTGAATATGGTTTATTAAGAGCTTCATAAAGAGATCTTGCTTTTCTCCAATAAACTGCAGCATTTGGAGTAGCATTGCCGTATATAAATTGTTTTTCTTCACCGTCTGCATTAATTATCTTTTTGCTTACTTCTGCGGATAGCTTCTCGGTTTCTTCTACTCTTGGCAAAACTACGTAAGATGCGGTTGCTGATATATCATCACCAACACTATTTAAATAAATATAATTTGAACTTGGCTTTTCTATTTCTGAACCAGTATATCTAACATATGCTCTTGCATAACCATCTTCGTTTGTTTGCACAAATGATGGGGTAGCATCAATGTTTTCTCCAATAATATCAATCTCTATATGTGGCTTTGGATTTTCATTTATATCTTTAGACCATATATTAACGGCCATAAAATCTTTTGTTCCCTGAGTAATTTGATTAGGAGAAACTTGGGCTTCGATTGAATTAAATGGATAACTAGTATGAGATAAGTATACAAATCCTTCATCAAAAGGAGATATTAAAGGATTTAAAGTTAATGGATTAATCTCATAATCTTGATCAAATAGGGCAGACTCATAGTGCACTTCGGTATAATACTCATAATTTGGAGTAGTCAAAAGAGTAACTTTTGATCTATAAGAATTATCTATTGAATTATAATGCTCATTGTCTAAATTAAAAGTATTTTTTACTCTATAAGAAATTTTATATTCTCTATTTGTATAAAATACTGGAGTTGAGGATTGCGTTAAATCAATAACGTTTGATCCATATTCCTTGTTTTGAACAATTGTTTGTCCAGTAAATTGGTCTATTGCTGACACATCAAAAATATTTGGATATGCTAGCGCTAGATAATTTTCATGAGTTGGCGTTATATATTCAACATTATGATAAGACAGTTCAGTTGGAGTAGCTTCATTTGAAAATGACACTTGGGTATAGTTTATTGTAGACCCATCTTCTGGGTCCATATTACCAACCACAACAATCACTGGAGAACCTTGTCTAGCTATTGCTGGTAGAACTATTTCATCTTCGTTTTCTGTCAAAACTTTTTCTGGAATTGAGTAAATATATCTTTCTTTTCCATTCTGGAAATACCATCCAGAATTTATTGATGGCGATATTAAATCATTTCTCCAGTCTTTTAGATAGGCATAGAGCGCAATATTTTTCATAATATATTTATTTGTCACTGGATCTAGGTAGTTTAAAACTCCTGTTGGAGTTGACCCTAAATCAAATGGGTAGTATGGCTCCATAGGAACATCACTTAACGTTCTTAAATCAGTAAATAATTCTGGTGCTTCTGATTGCCTAATATTATTGTTATTGTAATATGATATTTGAACTTCAATATCATCGTTTTGATCTATTGCTTGAATTTGTTGAATTACTAAATTATCATTTTCTGCATAGGAAGAAAGACCAAATGATGATCTTTCAAAATCAAAAAATCCTATTAAATTATTCTTTGTAGAATCAACCCAATCATAGTTTACTGTTGAGTAGTCCGATACTACACCATCTTTACCTAAATAAAATCCAATGCTTGACACATAGTCAGCAGTAAATGGTTCCCATTTTGAAGAACTAAATGGATAATCTGCGCCATCTGCTGAAGACACCATTAAATAATTAGGAGTTGCATTATAAGGGAATTTAATATTCTTAAAGTAATAATTTGCTGTTGCTCCTGTGGTGCCTATGTACCCCGGCATTTGTTCTGGTGTAGAAAAATTGGGGTTAATATAGCTAAAAATTATATTTGGACTTGCAGAAAGCAAGTGTGTCATATTGGTGTCTCTATTTAGAGAGAGACCACCATAACCGGAGTATGACCCAGAGGAGTGGTCTATGTCATATGAGTCCTCAATAACATTGTCTATATGGACGTATAGAGGTGTGACCCCATTAGGGATAATAACATCTTTAAGAATATCTTGAGGTGTAAAAACAATTGGGCTTGTTTCATCTATATTGCTGCTGTTGTTTATAACTAAACCAAATCTACTTGATCTAACAGCAGGAGTGTTTTTTATTCTTGTTTTAAGTGAATCATATATATTTGATCCAACTTTTAAATTTAGTGCATAAGGGGAGTCATTAATTTGTGCTGCTGTTTTTACAATTCTTGAATTAGTTGAGCTTACAGAACTGTATGGTGTCGCATCAACAAACCCAACCCATCCATAATTTCCATTTGCCCCCAAATAATTAGTGCTGTTAATAAAGCTTATTGTTGCTTCATCTACTGCATAAAGTGGTATTTCATTAAATGTATATGATTCGGTTGCCGAAACATCGAAAGTGTTAACATACGGTGTTCCACCAGAATTATAATATATGGATTCACCAGTAGTAAATCCCGATCCATTAAATATTGGTCGAACGATGTATTCAGGGGAGGATGCTATCGTGTATTTATTTTTTACAGTATCTTGATATCTTGCAGTATATACTGCATCGTTTGGTATATCGCCATGTAAGTTCAGTTTTAGCGTAACATCATAATTTATTGTAGCTGAATTGTTATCAACATAGTTTTCTAAATATGAAACATAGCTGTCATATTTTACTCGTATTGGTTCATATGCATTTTCGTAGTCGTCGTACTTTATACCGCTTACTCTAAGTCCAAATGAGTACTGTTGAATGTCAGAATTAATTTTTTCTAATTTAATTTTAGCGTCTTCAAAATCTCCAACTCCTGGCTGATATATATCAATATATGACTCAGGAGTTGCTGAGTCTGCTATCTGTGGTATTGAAGAAACCCCTTCAGCTTTTCTGCCAGCATAGTCCCAGTATGCCTCTCCCCACTTTATATATCCTAAATTTGTTGGGTAATTTTCATTAATGTATTCAACAAAATCATAAAACTGTTTTGTTGGTACTCCTTCTTTTGAAAAGAATTCTGACATCGTCATCATATCAGATATTTCAATTAACTCTGGGGTAGCTCCTTGATACGCAGAATCTGGTGTTGCTCCAACTGCTCTCCAAATATCTAGCTCTCTTCTTAGGGTAAGCTTCAAACCTTCTTCATTAATTGAAGGTGGGTTTTGCCCAACATCAAGAATTCTTTTTGCAAAGTTTGTATTTGTTTCTAAATAAAGTCTTTGAAGGCCCACTCTCAATCCAAACTCATCAAAGCTGTTTAGAGTTTGTACGGGTATTGAATCAAAGTCAGCGTTATCAACAAGCAGTTTTGCAAAGTTTTTTACAGTGTATAATTCGTTAGTTGTAAAATTATAAAAGAAAACATAGTCAGTTGCCCTATGTTCTAATAATTCTTTCATTGTTGAAACTCTTGCTAGCTCTACGTTGTCTCCTGTAACCTTAACAAAACCAGGAGACACTGGAGTATAAAGATATAACCAAGCTATCTCATTTTCATTAGCAGAATCAATAAACGAATCAAGTTCTATTCTTGAAATAAATTCATCTATTGTGTCTAAACTGTCACCAATTAAAGCATTAATAAATTTACCAGCAGTTGTTTCTGGCAAAGCTAATTCTGGGGTTGCTCTTTCTAGCGAATCGGCAAATGGTTTAGTCCAAGATGGGAACCTATTGAGAATATTTCTAGTGTGGTCAGATATAACTGGGCTTAATATATCCTCTATTTGGACTTGAATTAGCAAAAGGAAATTGGCATCAGAGAGATCTGAAGACGTACTGAACTCTACTTTAAATTTAACATAGCGTTTTACATCTCTCAAAAAAAGTAATGAAGTGTTTTCATTAATGTAAGCTATTTGCTGCCATTCTGATTCTTGTGCGTTTTCAGTTTCAGAAGTAAAAATTTTAATTTGTACTGTTGGTATTTCAGAACCAGGTAGATTATTTATTGCATGCTTGTAGCCAATAATATCGGCTCTGCTTGTTGTATCAACAAATCTATATAAAAAACTAGACTGGGAATCTGGACCTAGAATCCAATATGGAGATGCATCATCAAGATTAAAAAGATAATATCCATTTTGGATCTCATCATAATTAAAGAAACCATACTGTCCGTGAATCTTGGTCTAATTTAATTTCCCCATAATTAGTCACCTTTACGGAGCCATCTATGGTTGGAGTAGCGTCCTCCAAGATTTCAGTTCCTACAAATGTAAAATCGCCAAGTTCATTGAGGCCATTAGGAGATCTAAATGTAGAATAATTTGTGTAGAACCTATTTGAGTAGATGTCAAATACATTGGAAGTCCAGGTAGATGCACTTATATTAAAATCATTTTTATTTAATGCTAAAAAATAAGTTTTCATCTACCTGTCCTGAATTAAATGGTATCAAGCCATATTGAGTATTCTGAAGTAACTCCATTATTTGGGTGAACAAACATCAAATGCTGAGATGGTCTACTCATAGAATTAAAATATTCTTGGGCATAGGTGTTGGTGCTTTCTGGAGAACCCGAAATTCTCAATGTTGATGTACCAATAGTCATTTTTGCCTGCTGGTGGTAATGACCCATGAATACATCTTCAAATTCCTCAGGGATAGCCCCGTCTTTCCACCCCATCACCTTTCTATAGTAAGCGGTAACTGTGTTAGGTGACGGCATTTGGTCTCCATGAATTAAAAGGCTTCCATATGAACCGATTCTATCCACTGCATACCAGTGTCTTTCGCCTCTTCCATCTGGAATATTAAAGGTTATTCTTGGCTCATTTCTAAATATAAGACTTACAATTCTATAGAGAAGTCTATCCATATTTGATTCTGGGTCGTACATCTTTCTATTTCTTCCACCAACAGAGCCATGGTTTCCTATAACTCCAGTAACATTTACTTTGCTAAAATTCTGTAGTGCTGTAGTAAGGAACTTAGAAAGAACTTCTGGTCCATTGATTCCAACCTGTCTATATAAACCAGAATCAAGTAAGTGGCTTTGACCAGGGAATATCTCTTCTCCCTCTACAATGTCTCCTAAGAGCCAAACATGAAGAGTGTCAACTGGATGATCTGCTCTCTGCATTTCAACGATCTTAAGCATCTTTTCTGTATAGAGCTCTATTCTTTGTGCTAGTACTTCTGAGTCATAATCCGGTGTCAGCTTGCCCAACTGCCAGTCTGCAAAGACTGCTACAGCTACTTCTGCGTCACCTTGACCACTTCTTTTAAGTTCCTTTTTTTCTGGAACAGTTATATTTACATTTGCGAATGCGTCATAAGCTGCTGCGTAGATCGCGTTTACAGTTTCATTTCTTACATTCTTGTGCTTATCAGCTAATCTTGCTAGTCTTTTGTTCTCTGATCTTAAAAAATCAATTGTAGAATCAGTTATATTTCTTTCTGGATGAGCTATTCTAGCTAATTCAATATTGGATTCATTTGACTGTTGATTGTCTATTTCTTCTTCTTCTATTTCATCAAAAGTATTATAAAATGAATCTTGTCCAGTAGAAAAATACATTGAAGCTTGATCTTCAGAAACTTCTTTTGCAAAAAGGTTGTCTGCCATTACTGAGCCTGGGATGTCTTCATCTCCCTCAACAAGCCCTCTGGCGTGTTTCATATTTTTTGCTTTGACTATGTGAGTTTTAGTGACAAGAAAAAGCTTGTCTGACATGTGTACCACTCTTTCGGTTCTAATATCCTGTAGAAGACATTATAACAGAAAAAACGGACACAGTGCCAGCTATCATGTATTCTCTTTCAGAATTTAGGGTGAATATTCCCTTGGGGATTTCTTGCCCTCTTGCTGTCACGCTAAGAACATTTACAGATTTTATAAAGTCTGAAGAAGCTCTTATCTGAGATTCAATGTCGGCATAGGAAAGTGTACCACCAATAGTGAACGAGTTCAAGTATCTTCTCAAAAAGATTGAAGCCTGGTTTTCAAGAGCAGAAACTGCCGCACTAGACAAGCCCTGAGGCAGCACTATATTAACAGCTAGGCTGATAGGCACTCTTTCTGCAATTCTTATATTTAATTTAATGCCTACAGGCTTTCTTGGGGAAAGATTATCTAACACGTTTTGAACAAATGAAGGACTAATCGTTTGAGTTTCTGGGACTACAATAACATCACAGGAACCCATTCCATATGATGACTCACGTATACGTACGTCTCTGACCCCAGGAAGGGCAAGAGCGTTTAGTCTCAATGATTCAGCGGTGCCGTATGACTTTTCTTTAATAGAAAAGCTTATTCTTCTCCTGTAGGAGTCATCACTTTCCATACCTGGCATAGCAAATATCTCTTTTGTATTTGTGCAAAATATGATAGATCCCTCTACGGAAGTAAAGTTATGCTTAGTAAGAGTATTTTTTGCTGCAGTAAAATCTTGCCCAGTAAAAGAAGCAGCTATTCTTCCATAAGCTCTGGTTGTGCCAGCAATAATTGTTACTGAATCTTGAAGTTTATATTGGTACTGTTTGGAAGAAAATTCTGTAACATCATTATAAACTAATGTATCTTTTGGTATGACTATATCGCTAGATGATGGAGAAGAAATAAAGAATTCTATATTATAGCTCATTCTATCTTGTTCTATTTCTGGAGAAACAATTTTTCTTCTTACCCCATACAATTCACCTATAAGGTCCAGTGATCTACCAGAAGCTGTGGATATAGATGTCTGATTGACACTAAACTTTAACGCCTCATATAAATCACCCATTTCTACTGCTACCGCTTCAGCAAAGGCTCTAGCTATTGAGCCAGGATATGTTGCAGTAATGCCAGCATTTTTCTCTAGTGACAGAAGCATCTTCCCTAGAATCTCTGTTTTACTTTTGCTGTATACGATTGGCATTTTTGCTCCTGTTTATATATCTTGAGTTATGGATAGGGTAATTGGCTCTAAAGAGTTGTCTTCAATATGCACATCAAATCTTATTGCTGTTGCAGATACTGGAACTGCGTCTATTGATATAGATCTTCCTTTAAATATTCCACCTTTAGTTTCATTTTCTAAAGCTTCTCTAATAATTCTTTTGCCTATTTCACCTGTAGTTTTACTTTGTGGCATTCCTTTGAGAAGGGACAAGTCACAACCTAATCTTGGGTAAATTGTAAAATCATTTGGTTCAGTCATCAACCTTAAATAGATTTGCTGGGTATCTTTTTGAGCCCTATTTTGGACCATAGCTATATCTTTATTGCCAGATAATTTAATGTCTCCATCGTATCCAAAATAAAAATCGCTCATTATTTTTCCAAACCGTCTGTTATCCATGGAAAGTTTTCTAGATTTCCTGACTTATTTAACTCACTATTTGAAACTTTATCTAAAGCGTCTTGGAATGTATATCCATTTGACATGAAATCGACAAGTAATTCAACTTCTGATTCAGTGTGCGTTTTAGCATACGTGTCAATTAAAGTTTTTTGCTCTAGAGTAAGTTTATTTGGGTCAGATACCAGTGGAGTATCCTTTCCTAAATTTAAACCTAAACCATATTCACCCATAATAGTAATAGGGCTTTGCTCTTGGTTCTGTGTAAATTGCTCCAAATTATTCAAATAATAACCTGATCTATAATAAGCTGGATTATTTAAGAAATCATTAGTTTTTAAAAGAGCTGGCTCATTATACACGTCAGAAGCTGGATTAAATGATTTGTCATTCCATCTTAAACCGTCATCATCTCTACAAAAGAACTTAATAGAATCTGCTACAATCGCAACACTTCTTGTATTTGGATTTAAAATAAGTCCAACACCAGGAGCTGCAAATATTTCTATTTCACCCGAGTCGGCTATTCTTATGAAACCCTTGTGGTCTGGATGAGTAATACCAACTTCTCTATTTGAAAATTCTTTTCTTCTCTTTAATTCTGCTCCCTCATTAAAGACATTAGATTTTCTTGACTCTTCTTCATTATTAATCATAATTACACCATAAACTTTGGGATACCGGTATCTACCGTTGTATTTCGAGTATTTTTATATGAACGTGGTTCGTTGAAGTACATTATAATATATGGATCGTCTTCGTGCTCATCTCTAAAACCCACGAGGCATCGTGTGCCTGGTGATGGGGCTACTGATTGTATGCCATAGATAAACGGGCAAGGGACATTGGGTATCATGTTCCCGAATATTACTTGAGAACTTTTCGTCAACCATTACAGTAGCTGTATTTTGAGCTGAATTATAACTCATTATTGTTCCAGGTCTATTTTTTACCTGCCTAAATTTTGAGTCATCAATTTGATCAGTTATTTTTTTATCAAATTTTGGATAGTTAATTGCCATAATTACCTTCTGTAAAATTAAACGTTTTCTTCATAATATTCACCATTCATCCAATCTTCAATATATGGATATGGTTTATTATTTTTGAATTTTGTTCTAATCCAACTTTTTAAAGTTTCTATTTTTTTACCACTATTAGTATATGCGGAGGAAATAGTAGAAAATTTTACCTTGTTAATAAATCCATATGTTCCTTTATAGTCTCCCCATGGACCAAATATATAATTATCAAATTGAGTATTGTTTTTTAATCTTTTAGAAAATTCTACTTCTCCAGCTCCCGTAACGCCTACCATGTAAGCTTGGTTGTATGGTATAAAAATTCTTTGATCAACCGTACTTCTAGAAGCTGTATTTTTTACTTTATCTTCTAAGTCAGACTGAGATAAACCTTCTTCTGTAGCGTAAGCTAATTTAAGGCCGAGCACGTTTTGGTCACTTGGATACTTTAAGAAAAATGTTTTTTTACCGTTTGCTGCTGGAAGTAAATTTATTTGGAACAAACCGAAAGAAAAATCTTTAGTAACCCTATTAGGGTTTAATGCATACGGGCTAAATCTAGATTCTCTTTCTGCGATCCCTACAAAGATGGCTGCGACTTCATAACTATATAGGCCAGTTGTCACTAGCATGTTTAGAATTTCATCAGGAGATAATGTTTCATTTGGCTTATTATAATAGTTTGTTTTAAATTTATCAAAATTTAACTCCGAACCACCACCTGAACCACCAAAAGAAATTTGCCCTAGTGTTTCAGCCATCGCTGGAGTTAAAAAAGATCCTGCTCTTTGCGCACTAAAACTTATATGGATGTGGTTTCTATGGCTACTATCGCATCCAAAGTTTATATACGGAGAAAGAGCTTTGTATTTAACTCTAACAGCTGAGTTTGAATCCTCTAAACCTTTCTCCAAAACACCTAATTCACTTGCAAGCTGATCATGGACTATGATTAAATCTGGATGTAGCTCTCTTGGAAGTTTTTGAAGATTAGATAAAAAAATGTCTAGTCCTCTTCTATAGGAATCAAGATTTGTTACAAGATTTATTGGTGGGTTTATTCCATCTCCGACCATATCAATGTCAAAACCTCTTCCAAAGGAGTGATCGGAAACACCATTATTTTCTGCGGTTAGAGCTCCAAAGTTTGATGAAACAATAGTTCTATGTGTTCCTTGACCACCAGAAATATATGATGTGTTTGTTAATTCCAAAAGAAGTTGTATAAGAGCTGCTGAGACATAGCATGTTTTTGTTCCGTGAACCTATATACTCTTTTGGTATCGGAATCCCAGAACCGTCTCCGCCACCATAAAAAGTTCCACCTTGATATATCTCAAAACCCAATTTAGTTAAATCTTGATTTGTTCCACTAGGTAAAGTATTTTGATTAAAATTAATAGAAAAAGTTGATATACTACCTTTAAAATTACTTTTTTTATTTAATTCTGATGTTTTAGTTTGATATATTTCTTTTTCTTTGTCTGTTAAATTTTCTTCAAGTGCTATTTGTCTAGAACCACCATTATAGGATTCTGCATTTTGCGCGGGGCTATATCCGGTTGTGCTATGGCTATAGCTGCCACCATAATCATTACCAACTGAGCCGCTACCATCTGTGTTTAAAGTTGTAGAATTAACAACAGTTGCGTTCATCGCTCTCAAAGTTGCTTCAAATCCACTTGGAGCAACGCCAGTTGACATAATGGACTGTTTCATTATTTCAGATCTAGCTGCAGCTCCAGTTAAATATTTACTATTAGTTGGATCGTCTGGGTCAGCTATTTTTATTTCATCATCTATATCTGCTTGTGCTGCCAATATACCGTGTAGTGCTGATTGGGTTGACTGTGCGTATGCTGCCGTAGCAAAAGCTGGATTTCTGAAAAGTCCATCTCCTTGTAAAATTTTTGCTGGATCAGCACTTCTTAAAGTTCTATCCTGCATCGGCAATCTTGACATTGTTGTATTCTTAACAACAACTTCACCATTTGGATAAAACTGTGAACCTACCTTATCAACAATGCTTTGGGTGCTTGAAAAATCAGATGAATCTAGTTCAAAATCAGACATATTATTCTACTTCTCTTGGTATTGGTGTTACATCTTCTACTGAATAAAGCGCAGGTCCTTTAATTGCTAAAAGCCCCTTAGTGTAAACTTGAGCTAATCCTGTAGTTACAAGTTCCCAGTTAAGCGTTATAGGACTTCCATCATTATAGTACTCATTCCATTCGGCCATTGGCCATTCTGCTGCTTTTTCGTATACCCTATAAAGAATAAGAATCGATATTGCAGCGTCAAATGCTTTCTTTTCTAGGTTAGTTAGTCCGTTTAGTGCGTCAGTTTCACCCAATGATTCAAAATGAATATATCCGTTTTCTGGAACTGAACTATATATTGGAGGGGACATTGTGTAAACGGCTTGCTCATCTACAATTGCGTCATAAAGTGTATCAAATCTTGTGTAAACAACAGATTGTGGACTTATGGATTCTTTTACTTTTTCCTTTATATACGCAATTGAGTTCGATGTAGATTCTGGAATTCCTAAAAATATTCCTCTAACCTTTAGATAAATTGAATTATATATATCTTTGTCAGTTCTATAGAAAACACTTGCCATATAACGATCATCCCAATTTTGGGTTTTTGATTCATACGCAGCTAAATAATTTTCTGGGTTGTTGTATGCTGCTCCTGCTTCAAAATCATCAGCTGTTAAAATCATGGCAGGATTATTAGGACTTATTCTTAAGACAAATAACTTTCCTTCAAGAGCTTGCTTAGTATAATGAAGTGCTTTTGATGCTGGAGAGTTTGGGTTGATAATTGCAGTGTCAGAAGTAACGTTATTCTTAGCAAGTTCTGCTGTGTTTATTCCCTCAAATCTAACATCATATTCTTTGTTTGTTAGCACATCGTATGCCTTTATGGTGTCACCGTCTTTGACATGCGTTACTTTAACAATTGCTTTAAAGAATTCATTTAACCCTGTTTTTTCTGGACCAAGACCAGAATACTTTAATATCTCTGATTGTACTATTGCATTTTCCAAACTTATGTGTCTAACTAACGCACTTATTTCTTTTTCTTTCCAACCAAAACTACTTAGTAGATCATCACTTCTGACAAATGCGTGTCCATCTGCTGTTTTAACTTTTGATCTAACACCAAGAATACCTGGTAATAGTCTCTTTGAATGGTATTTGCCAACAACCATTCCTTGGAAATTGGACAACCCTGCGTCCATTGGTTGACCATTTTTTGACAAATATTGTATATAACATCCGTGTTGATCCAACACATTGTTTCTAACCCATTTCCAAGCACTCCAGGCTGCATCTGTTAAACCAGCACCAACTGCTGCAACTGCGCCAGCAGCAAGAGCTCCTGTTCCGCCTGTAGCTACAAATGTGGCTGCAGTAGCTGTGGCAGTTATTGCTGGCATTACTAGGCCTGCAAAAATAGCTGCTCCTGCACTACCATCAGTTTTGCCTGTATTATTCTTTATTAATTGTTTAACTTTTTCATTTGTGTCAGGGAGAGAGTCTGCCAATTGATTTGCTTGTATGTCTCTAAGCAAAGCTGTATGGCCATGTGTATATTGCATGCCGCCCATCATTTGATCTTTTAGCATGTCCCCTAAATTATCTATTGACACATCACCATTAATAGTGAGTCTACTGTTATTGGACTTATTCAGTAGCAAAAGCTTTGCATCATTTCTTAGATTCATCATGCTGAAGTGTGCGGCGCACCAAGAGGACATAAACCATCTTGCTGGGTCATTTACGCTTACAAATGCATTAGGAGTTATACTTGTTATAAAACCTGTTTCTGGGGTGAAGTGGTGCACTACTTGTTCTACTTCGAATATTCCATACATTCTTTCATAAACGTCAGCTAAGTAAACTAAGTCGTGTGGTCTAATGTCTGCGTTTCCTACAACAATTATTTCTCCACCATATATATCTTTTAAAGATTCTTTCAAATATGCTAAGGCGACTCTTCTTGCTGTCAGTTCATCCGGTTCACCTTGAGCATGTTTTGCAATTCCTCTTGCTGTTTCAAGAGGGTGGAAAATTGGATGAAGTATACCGAAGACTCCTTCACCTTTTGCGTTATCAAAGTAAAGCCCAGTTTCAACTGTTTTTTCAACTTGCTTTTCAGCTGGAGCAGATTTGTCTAACGATACTGTTACTGGATATTTGCCATCAGAAACCGCAGTAATTTGAGTTGCTACCTTACCATTTTCCTTAATATTATTGGACAAGATGTGAGTGAATGAGCTTAGATAGTGCATTCTTTGGAACGGCTCTCTGATCTCAACTACTGGTTCACCATATTCTCTTGTAAATGGATTATCTACAGCTCTTAACAAAGTCCCAGGTCTACCAAGAGAATAGTAGATTGAATCGTTATAAGCCTTATTTAAAATATTTGCTTGTTTAGTAAAGTTTTCTAGCTCTTGTAGTCCATAACCCATTTGAGCCATAGACATTCTAAACATATTAAGAAGATTTCCAAGAGCCGCATCAAATGCTGTAAATATAGGACCAATATTTCTGTCCCAAAAACCAATTGCATCTTCGCCAATTCCAGTAACCCAGTTGCTAGCGTTGTTGCCCTCTTTTGCGTTTTTTTGTAGAAGCTTAATAAATGCTTGACTGTTTGATGCGTACTGAGCGTTATAGTCTATGAAGGCATGGAACATTTTGTCTACTGATCTAAAACTCCATTGATCATTTTCATTACCAAAAATGTCTAAAGCCGCTACAGTTGCTCCAAATGGAATAGACACTGCTGTGGCAGCAACAGTGGCAGCTGTCCCCCAGCCAGTTGCACTATAACGCTTTTTATCTGGTCTTAGTACAAGCCATGCTCTTGCATAAGGGTCTGACCACATCTTTTGTCTGAAAATACCTACTAACAACAAGAATAATTGTTTTGGACTTTCAACACTTTCTAGTAAAAGTTTAGCTTTTTCTTCTGAACTAGAAGTTGATTTTATTTTTCCTAACTTTTCTTGGATTCTTTCGTATATACTTTGGCCATCTGTTCCAGGTTCAGATATGTCTTTACCAGTTGGGTCCTGTTCTGGGTTTGTTGGCTGTGCATAGTCGTATGTTTCAAAATGATTACGCACCAGTTCTCTGATGCTTGTTGCTTTGTTTATTATTAATGCGTTGTAGGCATCAAGTATGCCTTTGTCTTTATTGATTAAAGGCTTGCTATTTTCGTCTACTCCATCATAGCCACCATCTATATATTCATCCACTGCTATATCTATAGCTGATTGCTTTGCAGCTGTTTGAGCGCTGACAGAACTAATCCAGTCTGCGCCAAGTAAAGTTGTAAATTCAGAACTTCTTGTATCTGCTCCAAATTCTTCTAGTGCAAAATCAGTTTTCCAAGTTAATAAGCTAAATATTGGATCAGTAGAAACCTTATCATCATCTGGATCAAGATTATAAACTTGTTGAAATATATTTTTTACTGAATCATAAGTATGATATCCATATCTAAATTGATCCCAAATTTGCTGTGCTTCGGCAACTCTTCTTCCATTTCCAGCGATAACCTTAACTGTACTATCGAACTTTTCATCATAAAACCCTCTTGCTGTTACAGAAACGGCATCCAGTGGATCATAAACTGCTGCAAACTTTTCGTTCTTTTTTCCTTCTCTATCTTTTTTAATTTCGTCAAAAAGATTATCTTGCGATAATTCACCTAGTTCATTGCTAATAATCTTGTCATAATACTCAAGATAATTGCCACCTTGACTCCATTCTTTTGTCCAATCAGCTGCAGTTTTTAATGCTAATTGATCGTCAAAAGTATAATCATCCTTTATTATAACTCCTGTATGAGTATTTCTCTTTAGACTTGGATGCGCACTGGTGTTTACCCCAACTTGTTTTGCTGGCAACCTATCATCGTTCATGTCAAGAATGTCTGATATTGGAGTGCCATCAGATGCTTTGAAGGCACCAAAACCAACTAAGAAATTTTCTTCCGAAAACTTCCAACCATCTTCTACATATCTAAAAGCGTTAGCTGGGTTATAAGTGCTTGTTACAACTCCTAGTGGGGTAGTATCAGAAACAAATGTAAATCTACATTCAGAAAGATTTTGTTCTGCCATGCCCAATATTTCCCATTGGGCACTAGTGGTGGTTAACTCAACTCCTTCTGAATTAACACTTTCGATATTCTCTAATGGAGAAAGTATTTGACCTTTACTGTTAATCAACAGTCCTAAGAAGTAAGCTGCGTCTGGAGAAACAATAGCGTCTATTTTATTGCTTCCGTTTCCGTCTTCATCGGATTCGGTTTCTCCCCATAAGAAGTACGCTGGAGCACAAACTACAGCTGTGTTTGTTTGCTCATTATAAACTAATACTCTTCTCTTTTTATATTCTTCAGGAGAGCCAACTAAATCTTCTTCTTGAAAGTTGTACATCTTCAAGAATTTTTTAAGAACTTCTTTTTGAACTTCTGGAGTCGGAGCAGTTTTATTTACCTTTGAAGCAATTTCTGTCAAACCTGGTATTGGATTATAAGGCCATCTCATGGCAATATAGAATTGCTCTTCTTCAGCTGTCTTTGGCATTCCCCAATCTCTAAAGTTCAGTGGGAGAGTATTAAACTCTTGTTGCAGAGCATAGACTGGATCTAAGTCATCATAATACTCTTGGAATTTTTCTACAAAATATTGTGGGTTTTCAGTTATTATTGGAAGCGGCATTTGTACAGTGTATGATGCGTTTATCTGACCCAAGTTACCGTTTGGGTCATAAATACCAGAAGGGTCAAATGCTGCAGTGCCAGTTAATAATTCATCTATCCCCATCATCGGGAGTTTTGCTGCAAAGCTAAAATTAAAATCTAATGTTGTTTCACCATTCTTGTCACTTACAAGCGCAGTAGATTCTGAATCTTTTTCTTTAGATATTAATCCTTTTTCAAGTAATGAAATTGCAACAATATTGTTTATGTTTCTAGTAAAATCTTCTTGAGTATTTCCTCTAACTATCTTGTCATAGTCTAGTGATGGGAGTATACCAGATGTTCTGTTTGTAAAAAATGGATACCTAAATCGTATTGGTAGTTGGTCTATTTGCTTATGTTTGTCAACTTGAATTGGAGCTTCTGTTCCTTCTCCATTAGGACCAAATGGAAGGTGAAATCCAACTTGTACTTTTCCTCTATTTACGGGAAGTCTAGATACTATCTCATCATAATGTTTATAGACACTACGATTTTCATCAAGAAAATTAATTACCTTTCCTCTTAAAGGAGCTCCTGATCTAAAGATGCCACTAAAAGACAACATGTCTTTTGACATAGCTGCTATTGATTCTGAAACAGAACTTTCTGTAGATTGTGAAACTGCTAACGCATCTGCTATAGGGGATTGTTCTTTGTTAACTGTATCCAATATCTTTTGCAATGAATCATCTGCGTCAATATAACCTGGGATTGATACACCGTCCATCTTAGCTTGTTCTTCATTTGGGAAACCTGTTGATATTGGATATACTCCGGATGTATAAAGCCAGTGTGGCTTACCATAAAATATAGTAGATCTATCTTCAAATGGTCTGACTGCAACTATATAGTTTGGAAGCAAGCGTGCACACATCTGGAACATGTCCCAAACAGATCTCATATAAGTTTGAGCTCTAAACGAAACTTCATCGTAAATATCGTCGTCTAGATCAGAAACAAGACCAAGAGTTTTCATAACATTAGTAAAACCACGACCCTGCAAAGACTTACCTAATTTTGCACCAAGGAGCAGGCCTGCACCTGGAGCAATAAAATTACCGACAGTAACTCCAGCACCAACGGCCAAAGCTCCACCGATTATTTTACTTGTTCCTACAGCTTTACTTGAATCTACAAGTTCATTTCCTGCTGTAGATCTTTCCAAAACTTGATTAGCATCTATATTGCTCATATTCTGAGATTGTTCTATTAGACCTGACCATGATCTATTTGACAATCTATCTGCATAACCAAATTTTTCTCTATCAATTTCTGATATATCAATGCTGGCCATGGTTGCCCAACCGTCATCTAAGTCACCACCCAAAAATTGAGCAACTCCAACACCATTGCCCGGATAGATATTTCTTTTAAAGATTTCTAAATCTCTTTGAGTTGAAAAATTTCCCCAAAGTGTTTGCATTGCGCCTAAAACTGGTGTTCTTACCGAGCCACCAAAGCTTTGGAGGCCTCCAGCTGTTGGAGGAGATATAATTCCACCGGTCATTATATCAGTACTTAAAGAAGCAGTAGTTGCTATCCCTCCAGTAATTATATTTGCTGCAGAATTCCAAGCAAGGCCAGCTGTTCCGGTAATCGGATTTCTTCCAGTTGCATTGAAAGCGTTAATTACACTCTGCTTATACATAGAGCTTTTAGCCTCTTCCTGAGGAGTAAGAGGTTTATAAAGTATTGAACCAAAGTGTCTAATACCAAATTTGTTTTCGGAAAAAACTGCTCCTCTGGTTGCATGAGCAAATGCTTCTCTTGTTCTTGATGCTCCCATAGATAAAAGTCTTATCATTAAGTCTCTTGGTTCAGACATCCAAAGACCAGTGTTTATTCCACCATCAATTTTTCCGCTGTCACCCTTTTTCTTTGTGCTATTAATTATAGGACTTAGCTCAACGGCATCTGACTGTGCAATGACTGTTATTATTTCCCCATGGTCAACTTCAGCTATCACGCCATTAAAAATAGTTTGAAGAGAATTTGGGTTAGCTCCGTATCCAGCTCTTAAGTGAACTCTTACTCCTGGCTTTAATCTCATTTGGTTTATTTCGGTCACATATCTAGAGTTCATGTGAGACTTCATATTCATTGATCTTCTTATCAAAGTCTCAACAATTTTTGCAGAACCGCCTGCAAGATTTGCAGCTGTCTTATCTATCTCAGCATTTGTAACCCCGCCACTTAATTGCCCGTCCATATTAACTATGCTGCTTAATGAGGCTTCTGGTTTAGATAATTTGGAATAAGTATTTGATATTCTTAGCATCAGTGTGTCGCCAAGAATATCTTCTGACTGAACTATCGAAAAGTCAATAATAGATTGCAAGCCATAGAAATTATCAAAAAGCTTAACGCCAGCAAAGTAGTTACCATCATCAATAAGCCACAACATGTAAGTTGGGTATGCTCTAACCATTCTGCCTGATAGATCTCTATATTGGGTATCCATCATCATCTTTTGCCAGTGTTTTGCAACGCCTTTGTGTGACCCGCCAGTTGAAACAGTTTGCATTGTATCTTTCCCAGAAGAACCATAAGCGCTCATGTATCCATCTAGACTCTTGGCTCCTGGTACTCCAGTATGAGAATCTTGCTTCTCTCTTTCTGGAGATTGTGTGTCAGATATCTGGGTAACTTGTGACGTAGGAACAAGCTTTCCATTAGAAGATACCCTCAAGAAGTCTTGAGATACATAGAATCTTCCATCTTCTCTATTTGAGTAACCCATCACATAACCACCATCTGGTGTTTGATAAATAGCTGGAATTTTATTGGTGTCTTTTGGATCTGCTGCTGGAACAAGATGGATCATACCGAAATGATCAACATCATCTGGGTCAAATGAAGGGGCTTGATTGCCAGCAGAACTTTCTGCTGACTCTGCTATTAGCTTATTAAACTTTTCAACTTGTTCTTTAGAGCCAGACATTAAATCGCCAACTCTTATACTTCCATATCTTGTATCAAATTTTACGTCGTCAAAATTATACTCAACATCATCATCGTCTTTAAATAGCTCAATCATATCTTTCCAAATATTTGGATATTTATTTGCTATAAATCTGCTTGATTGCAGTGATGTTTCAAATTCTGGTTCAATTTGTTGGTCAAATATTGCAATTCTGAAAACCTTCATTGCTTCATCAGCTGGAAGATTATTTTCATTAATTAAATAATTCTTTATTTCTTCAATATTTCCATTATTTTCAATTAACTTCTTTTTAACAAAGTATACAAAAGATTTTCCTCTGTCATTTAAATGTGTTTTTTCATTTTCCCATTCACCAATAGGAAGTGTGTAGTTATTCGGATCAATAATATTATTTACAACATCATTATCAAATGTTTCAAAACTTCTAAAATAGAAATCTGGGTCTAAAGACCCAACGTACTCCTTAGTTGATGGGTCTTCAACTGACAATGGCATATCAGGGTATGCATTAAATGCACCCCACTTTTGCTTCAGTCTCAGGAATGGATTTCGCTTTGTGCCAAATTCTTTAATTAAAGCTATTTGCTGCTCAGAACTGATGTTCTCTCTTTTTTGCTGGAATATATCAAAGTCTACTAACATTAGGTTTACGTTATAAACATGAGGAAAGCCAGGAACAGTATCTACTGAATAGTTTACGGGAAGAACATATTTAATTCCAGCAAGGGCGCAAACTATATTTTTTATGCCCATAAAACCAATTACCCCAGCAGCGTGCTCCAGTCTAGCTAGACCACTCAAAAACTCAAACATTTTTCTTATTTTTCTTAATTCATCTTCACCAAAAATTGTCATTGAAATACTGACCATAGAATCTTTTGAACCTATGTATTGGAATGTTGGCTCTTCTTGCATTTGGAGTTGCAACTTTGCCAAGTTATTTCCCATTGAAAGAGAAACTGAATTTACTATAACATTGTTTGGGTTTAAATCAATCTTCATCATGGGGACTTCCCATTCCCTAATGGTGAATGCTGATATTTTTCTTCCGTCTATTTTTGAGTACTTTTCAGCGTCTCTTATTAAACCAACGCCAAGAAGTTGTTGGATGCTTTCATCTTTAAATACTCTTTCATACAAAGAAACCATGAACGCATCAACAAATTTAGCTTGTTCTTGAGCGTATGTTGATCGCCAGTCTTTTGAATTTTCTGGTTTTGTTTTATCAAAATCTATTTTTTTCTTTTTTAGAATAGCTTCTGTATTTTTTCTTATCTGATAATCTAACATTCCTTTGGTTGTTTGAGAAGCGTTGTAGAGTTCAAACTTTTTTTCTTTTAATTGTCTTGTTAATTCTTCAGTTGATTGTGCAGGGACTTCTAAGTCATTTGGAGATTTTCTATTTTTTAGATAATCTACAGTGGCAGCATTTGTTATATTATTTGAATTGATATAATCGATTGCTAAAGCATCATAAGTCATTTCATAAATATTTTTAGCATTTGACCCAGCAAGGGCGACATCTACTATCTTTGCTACACGCTGTCTTTCTGTCATGATTACATCATTATTAAGTGAGCTGACAACTACTGTATCTAGATTTCTATATAATGTTGGGTCAGTTATATCAATGCCCATTCTAAACAAAATATTTTCCCAAAATGCTCTACCATAGTCAAGAACTGCTTTTTCTTCTTCGCTTCTAAAAGAAGATACGTCAGGGCTATATATTTTTGATTGGACTTCAGCTGGTATATAAAGAGTTATGTTTCTTCCATTAACCCAATCATTCATAACATTAGTTGTCAATAAACCATCTCTATACGGCTGAACTGTGTCCAGTTGTGCGCCATAAGGAGAAACGTTATAGGTGTCCCCATTCGAAGCTTCTACACCTTGCTTTGCAATTGGTGCCACTTCTTCAACGACTGTATTTAATAAAAACTCTGAGTTAACAGAATTTGCTAAAGAACCTGCAGCTCTTCCCATATAGTGTCTAAATTTGCCCCAGTGAACTGCTTGATTAAAATCTTTAATCATCGGCAAGAATGGCTTGTGGTTGAACTGAGATAATTCTAAATCAACCTCTAATGTAAACGGATAATTTGGGACTGTTGATATTGTCATGTTTGTCAAAGCAACGCCCGTGATATCAAAGACAGAGTTTAGGTAATGATTTTTTATTGGCAGTATTGGCGCGTACTTAAACGCTGCAACGAGCCCTCTCAACGAGGAGAGGAATTTATCTATCTTTCTTTCATCTGGAGAATCTTTAAAATCAATGTAATAATTTGAATTTAGATTTATCTTCGAGGCATCGTCAATGCTAGTTCCCCAAATTTCTTCATAGTTTGGGAAATAAAGTTTTAGACTAATGGTTGTTTCTTTATATCCAGAATTATATTTTGGTGATGCTTTTTGTCTAATTGCTCCACCAGTTAAGCTTCCTGTTTTAAATCCTGTGTTAACTGATATTGTAATTGGTGGCACATAAAAGTTTGCTGCTCCGATTCTAAGGTGAAATATATCTGGAGTTGCTGGAGGAGTGTTAGAAAAAGCTCCTGTATCTTTAATTGCTTTTTCTATTTTTTGTGCGGTAGTAAAGTTATCTATTGCCCAAACTGGTTTAAAGACTGATTCCCCATCTTCATTTGTGCCAAAAGCCTTAAACATATTTTCCATAATTTGCTTATGGTTATTTAATGGATCTTCTTCTGAATATCCATAATCTCCAGTTGCTGCTAAAGCAGTAATGAACAGCCTATATAGATTAGGGAAATACTTATATACTGTGGCAAGTGCTAGTGGGTCGTTGTAAAAATAGTTTTTTGCTTGAATTAATCTTTCTAACCAGTATGTATCCCTAATCGGATCGTTAAAGTCTGCTGCAGATTTTCTTAATGTCTCTGCACTTTGAAAGCGCAACCTAGCAAATTCCCTTATTCCTCCAGCCATTTCTGCTAACTGAAGTAAACCTGATTGGTATATCTTTTCAAAAATTAATGATCTATTTTTTTCATCTTTAATATGTGCTAATTCAGATTTTCTATAGCTAGTTAACTGTATAAATAATTTATTGTCTGGAGCATTTTTAAAATTATCTTTTGATAAACCTACTTGCGAAAGTTCTCTACCAACTTCGTCACTTGCAGTATTGTTTCCAAATAGGTCTGACCTAGATCCGAAAAACGGCTGGTATACCTAAAGTAGCTATATCTAAAAGATCATTTAAGCCCTGACCAAATTTTCTCCAGCTAGACCTATCACTACCCATTTCATCAAACAACTGTGACAATGGAGCAAGATCAGAATCTGCATAGAGATTCTGGGAAACTTGGTCTGAGTTAAGATCTATTTCATCGGCCATAGTTTACCTAAACATGTTGTCTGTTTTAATGTATTCTGACATCTTATTGGCGATATTGTCGCCATTAAATGCAGAACTGTAATTACTTATTATACCATTATTTTTAATACTAGATGAACTATTCAATAGTTTATTGGTAATATCTTGTTTGAGTTCATCAGATTTTAAAAATTCTTTTTGGTATCTAGCTTTTTGAAAAGATGGGTTATCGTATCCATCTCCATCCATTTGTATGTGACCAGCGGATTGCTTTACCAGGCCTTCATAAGAGCCTCTCATTGGGTCTGGAGGGGCTTCTGAGAGCGTAGATCTTGATGCGTTAGTCACATTGCTGCTAACATCTGCTGTGGCTGAACTGCCTGTTTTTTGAGAAGCTATTCTTCCAGCTAAAGCATTTGAAGTTCTAGTTCTTGGTGAAGTATCTATTCTTTTAGACGCAGCGTCAGAGAGATTTTTATTTTGTTTATCTGCACCTAAAATCATATTTTAAATACCTAAAATCTAGAGGCTACATCTGAGTATGGATCTT